CTTCCGATCTATCAGGTTTGACCGGACAGACAGGGTGGATGAGGCGATTGGAAACAATATCATAAAACCATAGATAAAGGAGGACGTTATGGAACCTTTGATAGCTAAACCATTAAGAAAGACAGTATCTCAGAGATTGCTCGGCAACTGAGTGACAGACTCTCAGAGAAGTTGTCTCCGGTCATGCTCAGTTCGCGCCTTGCGCCAGCCGTCACGAAAACAGAAGAAGTGCCGCGGGAATACCCCCCTCTTTTTGCAGAATTGAGGGACCAAACGAATGAAGAAATTCTACGAGGATACGCTTGAAGCTCTCATCGATGCAAGCATTGGATGGAACCAGACAGGGCACCAGGTCTTAAAGGCAAAGATCCGGGATCTGATAGCAGAGACAGACGAGAAGTGGGCCAGGGAACAGAGGAAGGATTGTTTGATCAGTCAGAAGTGGAGGTTACAGGATGAGGTCGATATGAAAGAGGTCGCGGCCGATCTGGCACTCCGCAGAAACTGCATGGTCATGGTCCGGTATCGTCTGGAGCAGATTCAGGAGATGAAGAAGGCCGTTGAAAAGCTGGAATCGGAGATCCGTTTCTTGGCTATGGACCCGACGAGAGTCAGAGAGGACCAGATCACCGACGAAATGATCCAAAGGGCGAAGGAAGTGGACTTCAGGCAGCTTCATGAATTTGATGCGCGAGGTTGGGGATTATGCCCATTTCATCCTGATAGGAGCCCAAGCTTTCACATCCATACCGCAAGTAACAGGGCCAAGTGCTGGTCAGGAGTGTGTAACTGGCAGGGAGACACTATAGCGTTTGTTATGGAAAGGGAAGGGTTGAAGTTTCATGAGGCCGTGAGACGGCTTCAGTAGACCAATAAATATCAAAGGAGAAATTGCAGTGAAAATAGGAGAACGCACAAGAGAAAGCATCGTCGGCCTGATTGAAGGTCTCTTGGAGGACAACGAAAGTGGCATCGATGAAGCCTTTCGGAAACAAGGTTCAGAATTGAGCCTCGCTATTGCGGTAAAGCTGAAAGGAGATAACCCGTCAGTCGCAATAAGGGCGCAGCTCTCTTTCGTCAAGGAGAAGGTCACGGCAAGCGACGACGACGTGGTGAACGAGGAACAGGGGGAGCTATTCCCGAAGACCGAGCGACAGCAACAGCAGGGGATTAACCCGCCGCCGTCGATAGTGGCCATTGAGCACACCTACCCCGATAGTTGGGGATCTGGTCTTGAATGGCTGATGGGATGGGACAAGGACGCCGATAGCCCGGTGAAAGGCAGGGTCTTTGAATTGGTCGAGTATGAGCTTGACGATGAGGATGAATATCCCGATCCGGATGAAACCTACTCTGACCACTTCCGGATTCATCATTTCAGGGATGGCCTTGAGTGGCTAATAGGTAAGCCTGCCGCTTCGCAAGACCAAGAGCCTTCAAGAGTCAACGCCTATGGTGTGTTGGTCGATACAGAAACGATATCCGTGTCTTTTTCGGAAAAGGGAAAGGTTAAGGCTGGGGCGAATGTAGAAGTAGCCCTTGGGCCAGATGGCAAGTGGTATTTCGGAGAAAAAGTCAGCTATGGCCCTTTGGGTGGAGGGTGTGCTCCATCGATGAATAGACCCTGGAGACCGGGGAGAGACAGCAGGGTGGAAGTCATCCTTGAGGGGTTGGCGGTCGTAAAAGACTGGTTTGCCAGAAATGGCTTGCCTAAGAACCCCATGAAATATATAGACGACGAAATAGCCAAGTGGCAGGCAACTTGCGCAAGTTTACAAAACTAACGAGGGAGAGGTAGCGGTATGAAGATCAACCGAGTCAAGATCAACAATTTTCTCATCATTTCAGAAGCAGACGTTGCACCGGACAGCAAGCTTTCCATCTTTGCGGGCAAGAATAAGCAGGGCAAGACATCCTTCATCAAGGCCATAGAGACCGGCATACTGGGTACAACCAGTTCGTCAGTGATCAAGCACGGCGCGGATAAGGCCGAGATCATGATCGACTTGGACGAAGTAACGGTGCAGAGGACTATCACGCCGAGCGGCCAGAAGGTGACTGTCAAGAATAAGGAGGGATGGGACCGAAAGAGCCCGCAGAAGTTCCTTGATACTCTTCTCGGGGATCTTTCCTTCAATCCTATCGCCTTCATGTTGAAGAAGGACACCGAACGGGCCAAGGAGCTTCGTGACCTCTTCAAGACAAAGGCAAAAAAAGAACAGCTTGCGTTCATTCCGGATCAGGAGCTACTTGCCCGTGTGAACTGGGATGGTGATGGGCTCACCGTTTTGAAGTTCTTCGAGGACTATTATTACAAAGAAAGGAGTTTGGTCAATAAGGAGGTTGTCAGAAAAAAGGCCCTCTATGAAACCACGGCGCCGAAGGGCTACGATCCGGAGCCTTACGATGAAACCGTCTATCCGAAGCTGAAGCAGGAGGAGAATGGCATCGAGGCGGCCTACAACCAGGCCAAGGGGGTCATTGACGCCGCAGAAAAAGCCAAGCCCCTGAAGGAAAAGAGTGAAGCCCGGATAGCCGAATACAGGGAGATCCTCTCGAAGGTCAACCAGGCCGAGATCAATATGATTCCGACCTTAGAGGAGCAGATAGCGGGTCTGGAGGCTCAAATCAAGGAATTGCAGAACAAAGTTGCGTCAATGAATACACGCAAGTTGAGTGCTGCACAACTCAAGAGCGTGCAAACTGACACCATGAAGTTTCTGGCAGAGGAAGAAGAGCGCCTGCAAATGATGCAGACCACTGAGCTACCCAACCTGGAAGAGCACGAGAAAGCGCTCACGGAGATCCGCGCGAAGGTCGCCGAGGAAGAGGAGAGAGCAGGGCAGCATGAGCAATATCTCAGCTCCTTGGAAATGAAGGCTGATTGGGAAGTAGAGGACAAGCAGGCGAAAGACCTGACGGCTATTGTCGACAAGCTGAGAAACGAATTGCCAGCCGAACTGGTCAAGGAAGCCAAAATACCTATCAAGGGCTTGAGGTTCGACGGGGATGCGGTCTTCATCGGAGATGAAGCCCTGGACAACATGAGCACGTCCGAGCAGGTGCGGGTTGCCCTTGATATCGTAAGGGCCATGAACAAGGACGCCAAACTGAAGCTTCTTTGCCTCGACCGCGCTGAATCCCTGGACGATGACGCCCTCGAAGAGTTCAGGCAGCAGATCAAAGAGGACGAGTTCCAGTATTTCCTGACCGTAGTGCAGCATGGCGATTACGTCCCGGAAGGGTCCTATGTCGTCGAGAACGGGGAGGTGAAAAGATGAGATGGAAGGCGTTTCGGAGATGGTTATGGAGAAAGCTCGCTACTCTGGCTCTATGGATAAGACCCGACAGTCTGATGGATAGCGTCGGGATTTTCTCTGACAAGATATCCATCAATTATTCAACCCTTCTCCCCCCAGATGACAAGTGGCATTTGCTTGCGCTGTCAATGTCTGTCTGGGTAAGGCGAGTGAACGGTGGAAAACCCGAAAAAAGACCTGACAGCGGGCAGAAGGTCTATGTCGACGGGATGGAGGTGGAAGTGTCGTGAGCATATGCAAGCCACGTAAGAAGAAGAACCAGGAGGGGGCGGGAGCTCCGCCTCCCCTACTTAATGTTCCAGTCGTGAACGGCAGGCAGTACCCCGGCCAGATCGTTTGCCCTACTGATGGACACCGGTATTACCGCAACGGGCCTAAATGCCGCGAATGTAGACAGTGCGTGGTCGATGAAAAGGCAGAGATTGCGAAACTCAAACCGGCGCAGCTCGAGGAACGCGGCTTTTTCCAAGTCTCCAAACCGGTCAAAGAACGGAAAAGCCTGACGACATGGGTAAAGCATTTTAAGTGTAAAGGGATCAAGACAACCATCAGAGAAACGAAATACGGCTTCACCCTCTGGCGTGAGGGCGAAGAAGCTGAGAATGAGGAAGGAGAGAGATTATGAACGGAAGAAGAGCCAAGGCATTGCGAAAGGAGATTTATGGAGAGAATTCGATCAGGGAGAAGCCGCGCTATCACAGGGCGAATGGAGGGTATGGCACCTTTGTTCGTGTAGGCCTTCGGCGGAAGTATCAGGACGCGAAGAAGAAAATGAAAGGAAGGGCGTAACTATGATACGAACGTTTCTTCGTAATTGGTTAGGGATAACGGAGGAGGCGAACAGGGACTCTGTTCGGTCCCCTGAAACCGTGGAATCGAACGAGAGGGATGACCCGCCTGAAACCACAGAGGAAAACGCCGAAACCCTCGCTACGAATGTAGAAGGACAGATTACGTCACTGCGCGACGATATCTCTATCCTGCAACAACAGATGGACGTTCTCCTGGATGCGTTAGGAATGACGGCAGAGAAACTCCTTGCGCTTCAGCAGAAGGTATTCAAGAAACAGGAAAGATTGTTGGTGGAGTTGGAATGGCGGAAGAAGGACAGGGAGAGGGGGGGAGGAGGGCATGATGGAACCGGCAAATAGTCTATGGGCCAAACGGGACCAAGGATATACCCTTCGGCCCTATCAGGCTTCGGCGGTATTGGCAGCGGTCAAGTTCTTCCGTGGCCCACAGCGGTACAACGCCATCGAGGTACTACCGACCGGATCGGGCAAAAGCTTGATAATAGCAACCATCGCAAAGGAGCTTGACGCCCCGGTCCTGATATTCCAGCCAACCAAGGAGATCCTTGAGCAGAACTGCGCGAAGTATCTCTCTTATGGGTATCATTCAGGCGTTTATTCCGCTTCGGTGGGGAGGAAAGACATAAGCAAGGTTACGTTTGCGACTATCGGAAGCGTGAAGAACAAGAGCGATATGTTCAGGGGTTTCCCTTACATCATCGTGGACGAATGCCATTTTGTGAACCCGAAGGGGGGGATGTATGAGACGTTTCTGTCGCAGCTTGCATCAAGATCAAAGGTCTTGGGTCTCACAGCTACGCCTTATCGACTCGTGACTGACGGGTTCGGGGGATCTATTCTTAAATTCTTGACCAGGACCAGGCCGCGAGTGTTTGAGGAACTGATCTATTACGTCCAAAACGCTGACCTGTTTCAGCAGGGCTATCTGGCAAAACTCAAGTACGTGACGGCGGACAACTTCGATAGAGGTCGATTGCAGGTCAACAGCACCGGAGCAGATTACACTGATGAATCCGTAAAGCGGTACTACAAGGATTCTAATTTTCAGGACGGCATTGTCAGCATGGTGAGGCACGCCATTGACGACCGGGGAAGAAAGAACGCCTTGGTATTCACCCGGTTCACCGAGGAGGCCCGATATCTGGTCGAGCGGATACCCGACAGTGCCATTGTCACAGCGGAAAGCAGCAAGACAGAGCGCGAAGCGATCATGGGAGGGTTCAAGAGCGGGCGAATTAAGGTGGTTTGCAATGTGGGCGTGCTGACGACCGGCTTTGACTACCCGGAGCTTGAAACAATCGTACTGGCCCGCCCAACAATGAGCCTGGCACTGTATTACCAGATGATCGGACGAGGGATAAGGCCTCACCCGAAAAAGGTCTATGCCGAGATTATTGACCTATGCGGGAATAGAAAGCTGTTTGGGAACATAGAGGATCTAATGATCATCGACGGGCGCAATGGGAAGTGGTTTCTCACTGGAACAGGGGGCAAGCAGCTTACGAACATCTACTACGACGAAAAAGGAGGTATCGAAGAAGACCATGAGTCAATGCTTAAAAAACAGGCGGAGAGGAAAAAAAACGCAGGCAGATATGGCAAAACGGCTTGGGGCGGAAAACGTGGGTACTCTGGGAGGCGAAGATCTTAAACACAGCATCTTTTCCTATGAGATCAAGAACCGGGTCAGGTCTACCATTCACAGCTTCATGGAGCAGTGTATCAAGAATTGCCCGACCGGAAAGATACCTGTCGTGATCGTCCACAAGCACAAGGACAGCCACAACAAAGATCTGGTGTGCATGAGTCTAAAAGATTGGGAGCAGTGGAACGGATCTATAGAGTCGTGCTGAACAAGGGGAGAGGTGATGCAAACATGAACGAGGAACAAGCGGCTTACATAATGGCTCAAGCGGCATGCGCACTAATCGAGGCCATGGGAATGCAGGCGGCAAACAGCCAGTATCCTGAAAACCAGCCATACCAGAAGAAAGACTTCGATGCCGTGATTGAGCGATATGGGATTGACCACAACGCAGTGATTGGATTCTTCAGAAGATAAAAAAGGAGGAAATTAGATGGAAGCGGCTATAGATACTATACAAGCGGCGCACAATGAAGATGAATACGAGCAGTTCTTGGGCATGATTCAAACCTGTTTTGCGATGACTATATCTCGCGATTCGCATCTTTTCACCACAGATACAGTAAACCTTTTCCGGGTATTCCTGGAGGCCTTACCGCTGGAAATGCGTCAGCATTACACCTGCAACGCATGCAGGCACTTTGTCGACAGGTTCGGGGGGTTGGTCTCTCTCTCACCTGATGGCCAGACTACCCCGGTTATGTGGCCCTTGAATGTGCCAGAACCATACCGGAATTCAGTGGATGCGGTGAGAAGGGTCGTCTCGAAGGCCAGAGTGACGGGCGTCTTTTTTTCCAAAGACATGGTATGGGGGCAGCCTGTAACAGGTCCGTGGCATCACATGGCTGTGATTCCTTCGGTGGTCTGGCAGCACCCTATTCAGACACCCTTTCAGACGATGGCCGAGAAGAAGGAAGACTTCAAGACTCTGATTAATGGGCTGATGGAGTTTCCTCTTGCCGCTGTAGATGAGGCCATAAAACTTCTGAAGACCGATTCTCTTTACCGGTCCGAGAAGGTCCTTGGCGTTGCTGAATGGTTCCGGGATCTGCACGAGAAGCGCAAGGCGACCATGAACAATTACATGAGGGCTAATCTTACGTGGCTTGCGGTAGCTTCTGCCCCTGCAGGATTTTGCCATATCAAGAGCAGCATGATAGGCACGCTCCTGGAGGATATCGTTGTAGGATTGCCCTTTGGGTCTATCAGTAAACGCTTTGCCGACAAGATGCACCCGCTTCAATACCAGAGGCCACAGGCTCCGCCGTCTGCCGGAAATATTGCGCAGGCGGAGAAGATCGTTGAGCAGTTGGGCATCAAGGATTCCCTCCGTCGTAGATTTGCCCGGTTCGATGAGATTCAGACGATCTGGAAACCGACCGAGAAGCAGCCTGAAAAAGAAGGTACCGGTGTTTTCTCGCACCTCAAGACAAAAGACGAATTCCGGCCTGTTCAAGGCGTTGAGGGGCCAACGGTCACTATGACGTGGGAGAAGTTTGCAAGGACGGTTTTGCCAGAAGCCGAGCAGATTGAATTCTACATACATTCGATGTCTGACAGCTATGCCGCCTTGGTTACCGCCGTTAATCCGGATGCGCCTCCTGTCCTTCAGTGGGACCATGCCGAAAGACGCAACCCAGTTTCGTGGTACACATACCATGGGGGATCAATTCCTTCTCGATGGGGTTTAGAATCTTCATCTTGGCATAAAGTAAACGGGATTTGCGTGAGCCCCTTCTTGTGGGGGAACCCCGAGACGGTCGCTTACAGCCATCTCCCGCACATTGCTTTCTTCATTCTTCATGGGGCAAAGGACTCGCGCATACCGGGAGCCGCTCTTTTCCCGGAACTGCTACGATCAGAGCTTCATTCTATCCGGTCTACTATCGAGGCTTATTCGAAAGAAGCAAAGATGGAAGGCGCGGATGAAGCTTCTGCATGTGGGCTTATGTTGAGCAAAGGGAACAAGTGGAACGCCAGATTCAGCGTTACGTCGAAGGGTGCCCGGATTGAGTACAAGCTTGATAGGTGGGACTGATGGCGAAGTTTGTTGTGGGGATCGGTAAGTCGGACCTAGTATAACAACAAATTCACCGGCGCGGCCCGGTGGGGAGGTAGAGACGATGGAAGAGAAAAAGCAAGGTAAGGGACCGGAAGTAACGGGCGATATTACCGCGTCCGCGTGCAATGACGGGTTATGCAGCCCTTTGTCTGCTCCGGTCGTCATCGAATGGAAAGTAGTACCTGTCCCAAGCGTACAAGGCCGTGAGATAGACGAGAATGGAGTTCTTCTTCCCAGAGGGGATAAGAGTCGCTTTGTTATGGATGAAGAAGCTGCTATCAAGGAGTGCATGAAACGAGCCAAGCTGTACCTAAAAAGACATGGTTTTATGCTTGTTTCCGAGGATGCTTTAATGCACAAGGCTGCCTACCTCCACAGCCTTATAGATGAAGGTCACGAATGATGTGGTGCACAAATTCGTCCACGAGGTCGTCGAATGGCTCTTCTCCTATGCCTTGTGGCAAATTGCCAACGAAAACATTAGAAGGGTCTTTGATATCGGTAGCGGTAAAGGAACATGGCATCATATCCAGAGATAAGCTCGGGGGCCTATCCCATTCAATTCTTGCTCCTGGCACCCTTGCTTGTATGGCTGATAAAAATTCTGACTTTTGAAATGGACATGGCATGCTCCTTCAGTTTTTATTTATTTGTGCATAACAACAAGTTCACCCCGCGCCGAAGGCGTCGGGGGTGCAACGCCTCGTTATGAGGCGCAAGGGGGATTTATGAAAAGGAAAGACGAATGTTTGTTCTGCGCAAAACGAAAATGCTACGAGCGGGTAGTATCGACTGATAACGGCAAGACATATGATGAAATTTCGTGTCTCGACCATGTCTATGATCTGTACAAACACTCCGACAAAAATGCCCCCGGAATGACGAAACATTTTATATCGAGTACTGGGCAACAGGTACGGGGCAAAATTTTGGATTTATAACAAGCGGATATACAGAAGATTTTCCGTATATCCCGACCAGAAGGCAGGAATGCAGAAAGAAGGGCAGGGGGTTTATTCCCTGCCCTTCGGTCGTTTTGCTTCAGCCTCCATTCTTCGTCTGTCTCGTTCAGTCGGAACACTTCATTTTTGGTTCGCCCGTAAGCTGTTGACTTCGTTTTGCAGATCCCTAATTCGTCGGGATTCCCTGGAAGGTGTCCCTTGACCGGAAAGCACCCCTAATAGGTCAACCCTTGCTTCTACTCCAGGGGCGTAAAGTTTGCGTCCATCTGCGGTACGACCCGTCATAATCTCTGAAATTAGTTTCCCTTCCAAGGAACCCTGATTGCTACCTCCATTCGATGATTGTCCTTCTAATGCAGCAATCTGACTATATGTCGAAGGGGCTCCATAGGTTGGTTTTGGTTGTTTAGCTGTCTGTTCTTCGAGGTCGGCCATATCCAGCTTTTTCTTTAGTTGCCAGCTTCTGAGCACCTGTTCCTTTGTGTAGGTCATGCCCGGGGGAATATCAACAATCGTTTGGCTGCCGTCCGGCATGGTAAAGGTTTTGGTTTCAGCAAAAACGGGGGCAGAGATAAGCAGTGTTCCGAGGAGCAATGTTGATCCAACAATCGTCTTCATGTGGCTCGATCCTCCCTATGGCAGTCTTCTGACTTGTTCTTTTTTATCGGCAACTTTTTTGAAGATGATAAGATCAACCCAAAAGAAAATTAATCCGCCTATGAGGTTTGCTATGATGGTTGCTATCAGAGGAATCCCGGAAGGTAGAAGCAGGAGCACACCGTACAATACCGGCGTACTTGCCTGCCACCGCAAAAGATAGAGAATGTAGCGTTTGGTCAACCCAAGACCCTCCAAAATAAGGGCGCCCTTCTCCCACGGTTATAAACCTGCGAAGGGCTAAGGCCTGTCATTTCAGGCCAGCAAGGCCATATAGGAGTTACCGTACCGGAATGACACGGAGCATCGGACGGAGCCGGTACGATACACACACCGTAGATTATGCGAAAAATGGATTCCGTCCGCATTGTTAAATTCCTCATCGCGTAGAATCGCCTCTAAGCCCCTCGAAAAGGGAGGGGCTATATCTTTACCCACATGTGTGGTACACAAAACGCCTGCGTGTTAGGGCCTGACGCAAGAATGGGCCTATCCCTCGGTTTCTCGATAGGCCGGTTGCTCATCTTTCCTGACGAGGTCAAGAATGTACTCCGCAACCGCATTAAAGCCCGCCTTTTCTGCCTTCTGAATCATCATGGCGTGCTCCTGTTCCGTAACTCGCATGTTGAAGAACCGGTTTTTTAGCTGTTTTTTTGGCATGATAGTCTTTCGTCGCCTCCCCTAATAGTCTGTCGAGCTTGCGTTTCTGATCGTCTACGTGTTGCTGTGTGTTTGTGAGGGTCTGGGCCTTGACCTGGAGGGCCTCAGCTTTTTCCCTCAGTGAGTATCGTACGCGTGGATGCCTGTCCAGACAACAGCACCGACACATAGGCCGATAATAAAGCTTTTCTTGTTCTCCTCTGTCATGGCTTCTCCTTTGGTAGCGGCACCTTCTTGTAGCTGATCTCGTACGGGTCTTTGTTCTTGGCCATAAAAACCCGCAGGCCATCGACGAATGAGACAGGGTGCATGGTGTGCAGCACGATGGTGACCGTTGTGAGATAGAATTTTGTCCCGCGTTGAGGGGCTTTCTTTCTCCCTATATGCTTCCGTTGCTTGCGGTAGTAGATTACGAGCCGCCCGCAGATTTCACACCGTATGGGCGTGTCGTTTGGTCCGGAAAGCTGTTTGTCCAGGACTTCATAGGCTACCGTGCGGCTTCTGGATGTATATCTTTCCGAGAAACAGCTTTGGCAAGTCCAACGTTCCGGCTTGTATTCAGGGTGGTGAGCTGCTGCCAGCCACGGCCGGGTAGCCCGCACCAGGCGCATAGCCGCACCAGGGCAAGAACGTCGAATGCGGACGCGGTGTACGTCGTCAGTGATTGGCTGCTTACTCATCAGTATCAAGCTCCTCCTCAGATTCCTCTTGCCATGCTATAGAGCCGGGACAATCGCAATATCCATCGTCAGGCGCGAACCGGCCACCGCAGAAGGGGCAGCGTTGTGAATATCCAAAATCGCTCACGAGCGCCGCCCGTTGATTTGCTTGTAGCAAAAAGGGCACTCGCCATCTTTAATGGTCCCCGCGTGAGTGACCGTCTTACAGTGCGGGCAGGTAATCAGCCTGCCACTGACGCTTGGGGTGCCAAGCCGGATAGTTTTGCGGGGTTTGAACCGCGTGAATTCCTGATCCGCTTTTGTTTCTCGTTTTTCCAATGCTCCTCCTTTCTTTCGTGTCTCCTGGCCTTGGCACCAGGACCGGGCATTACAGGGGCTTGAAGCGTTGCCCCTGGCCTCTGCGATTTATGCGTTGCGCTCACGCGGATCTATCCAGGGCATATATTTACCGCAGGGAGCGTCTTCCACACCATTGGTGTGTGTCTTTAGACGCTCCTCTTCCTCGAGTTCCGTGAGCATAGCCACCGTGTCGGTGAGGTGTCCGTTGGCCTTTTCCAACTCGGCTATTTTGTCGTGGCAGCTATTGCAGTGGGCTTGAATGGACGATAAAAACTTGCCGTTTAGTTTTTTGGCGAATTCCTCGCTAAGATCAAGCAGTTTCTGCGCTATTTCACTATTAGGGGTGCCCTTGCGACGTTCTTCAGCTATAACATCGTAAAATCGTTGTGCGTGCTCCAGTACATCGCCAGTAAGTAGCGCTATATTGTGCTCGTCCGGTGTTGTTGCCTTGATCATCGTGATTATTGGGCTTGTTGCCGCTTCTGCATCATTTGCCATCCTGTTCTTCCTCCTCTTCTGTCTCGTTATTTTTTTGAGTGTTCAGCCACTCCCAAAAGCCAAGCCGCGTGTCGCCGTCCTTGACTGCAATAACCCAATCTTCGAATTGTTCATGGTCCGCCCAGTGATCTTCTGGAGCAGGGCCGAAACTGTCAATTGCTGTTTCCATATTGAGTAGTTCGAGGGCGGCAAGTACCTCCTCAAAGGCTTCGTCCTCGGTGTCTGCTGTAGCAATTACCCGCAGGATGTATTTAGGCATGGTTGGCCTCCTCTACGGCTTCTATGGCCGCAGCCAATTCGTTGATAGGCTCTGTTAGATTGTGCTCCCAACCCTCGATAACGCCCTTTGCAGCAGTTAAAAGGGTCTCGAACTTATCCTTTTGGGGGTATTGGCAGCCTTGGCGATCAATCGAGAACTGGCCGGAACGCCAACGGCTATTGACGTATGCGTTTTCTTCATCGTTTTCCTTGTCTTCCGCTCGGTCTCCGTGTTCGTCAACCAGATAGTAGCCGATCTCCTCGGCAAATTCGGTATCCTTGCCCTTCACGTCTAACAGTAGGTCGTAGAAGTCGATTGAATCTTCAGCCTTCTTAATTGCCTCTTCTTGAGATTCCGCCTCAACATCGGATACCTTCACCCGGATGGTGGCAAAGACATGGACATCGTACTTCATGGCCTATTCCTCCTTTCTTGTGGCATTGAACTGAATCACGGCCTGATAGATTGAGCCTTGGAACCCGGCCTGTCGCGCCTGAACTATGTGCTTGCGGGATCTAGTGACGTGATCCTTGCGGCGGCTGATCGTCTGATTTATGTTTGTCCGCGTCTTCGGGTTCTTAAAGCGGGCATACCTGTCGTTGCGGTGCCGGAAGCTGGCAAGAGCAAGGAGGGCATGAAAGAGCCCTTCCGGATATTGAACCGTTTGAGCTTTCATGAGGCGTGTCCCTCTTGTTCTTGCGTCATGTTCTCACCGTCCGGGCCGATCTGCTCCATGATGTCCTCGATATGCCCTTCCCACTCATGATCTCCGTCAACAGCGGGAGACGTGAGCTTGTACTCTAAGGCGTAGTAAATCTCTACCCAGTCCTCTTTACTGAGGGAAGGGCTTGCCTTAGATTCCCTGTCCTCCCGTGCTATCCTGACCGCCTCAGCGTAAATGCCGTTAGGCTTGAGTAATACCTTTGCGTCCTGAATCAATGGCCATGCTTTTTTGAGGCAAGAACGGGCTTGTGGCGTAAGGTCGTCGCAAATATTCATGACGGCAAAAGCCGTGTCTGCCTCGTCGATTGTCTTGAAGAGCACGGGCGAAGCCAGCATACGCATAAAGTTTAGGCGGGCTTCCTGGCTCAACGATGGAGACCCAAGCCGTTTCTCGATCTCCCAACAGTTGTTACATAGTTTCGTGCCTGTCATGAGAGTAGGTTCACCGCAAATACGGCAAGGGATAGTTTCTTCTTTGGATTCGTTTTTCATCTGTCCTTTTCCTCCTTTCACTTTAACTGATGCCCTTCTTCTTTGAATATCTCCCCAAGCAGAACATCGGCTGTGTCGTTCATGCATTGGACACACGCCCGGCAATGGTGCCCCTTATATCTGATGGGTTCGCTGTCGTCCATTTGAGCCCCACAAATTTCACATAAGGTGAGCATCCTAATTCCTATCTCCTCAACTCTCTGTCGCTGACCAGGTCAAGGCCTCTATGGGGTCCCTGCCGGTTTCGTCTTAATTTTCAAAGACTCATCAGAGCAACTCTTGTTCGTGAGCGTCTTGTAAACCGTCTATCAGGTGAATAACCCCGGAAAGCGCCTCTTTATATCTCTTCTCTTTGGCAGCCTTTACCGGGAACCCTTCGATTGCCGATCTCAGATGCTCAGATGTTCATCACCTCGGCCGCTTCCCGGAAGATCTCCCCTATGTGTCTCTCTATGGGAGAGACCTCGTAAGGCCTCCCATTCTTCACGGTCATGATCGGCATCCGGATAGGCCTGAACTGTTCAACCCTGATCTCATCACCGGGGAATCTCTCAGACAGTTTCATGGCGCCTTCAATGGCCCCAGCGAGTGAGCCGGTGTAATGGCCCTGGTTAATAGCCGTAACGGAAAATCGGAATTCTTGCTTACACATGGTTCACCTCACCGCATACCAGTTGTGTGTGTGAAGAGCGTAGCGCCATAGCCTCGCCTGCCGACAAGGGCAGTATTGCCTCTTCGGTTGGGATCTCAATATAGACCGTGTTCAACTCCGCCTCTGACCAAAACATCCAGTAGACCTGTGCGCCTGAATGCTCACACTGCGAGAACAATTCACCAAGGGTGTAACCGCTCAGCTCTTCCGTTTCACAGCCCATGTAATCCGCGATGTTTTTCACTGCCGTGGTGATGCGATCGTTCTGCATGTCCCTTTCCTCCTGTGTTGTTGTCTTGTTCATCGTCTCCCATAACATTAGAGTATGTCGTTACCCTTGTCAACACATATTTATGTCATGCATGTATGTGAGTGTGTGTGGAAGGGCAAAAAAAGCCCCCAAAAAAGGGGGCAGGCAATCAATTATTGTCCTTGTCGGGTATGTAGCTCCTGGTGGATTTCCTCGGCGGAGAAACCCATCAGGCTCATTAGTTTTATTACAGAATCAGCGGTAATTTTTTTACGGGTGTAGACGATTTGTCGGGTGGTTTCGTAGCTCACCGGCATTTTACCCTCGCCTGACAGCGCCCGCCACCAATCAATCAGTTCGGTATACCCTTGGAGTTGTATCTTGGCCAAGAATTTATTCTCCATCACTTTCCCTCCTCCTTGGTCTTCGGTCTACCGCCTTTCTTCCCATTTTCGCGGACGGCGGCGGTTTTGGCGGGGGATTTGGCGGAACCACCCTTACGGCCAAGGGCAGCAGCGGCTTGCGATACCCTTAGGGATTCTTCTGCTTCCTTTCTAGTACGGTATTCTCCCCTGCTATACTCGATGCCGTTTTCGATGTAATGTATTTTCCAAACACGCCCCCACTTTTCATTTTTGTGATCCTGTACCCACCTTCCCGCTGCGAGTTTCCATTCGATACTGTACTTTTCCATGGTTACCTCCTATTATTCGATCCGCCAAACTCGTACACCATCAAGAAGCGTGCGGATAGCATATCTGTGGCTACTGTGGCGTTGCCTAGCCCCCACCGACCTTGCTACTTTGCGCAACTTTTCTATACTGAAAGGTACAAAAAACGAATCACCTACTTCCATATCCTCCCATGGGTGCAGGTATGGTTTTTGGATGGGCGGGATCGGTATCCCTTTTTCTATTGGATATCTACCTGCGTTTTCATGGGTTAGCATGGCCGTATTGATTCGGCTAATCACAGCTTTACTCGCTCCTGTTTCCCTGCTGATTTCAATAGGCGGCATCCCGGTTGAGAGCAACTGCTGTATTCTTTGCCTATCGTATTTAGGCTTCATGGCGGCACTTCAGAATGATAGTTTTATTTTCAGCGGCAAGTCTCGCTTCCACCTCTACCGGATGGTTGTGATATTCGCTGTGGCTGCCGCCACCAGACCAAGAATAGCGCTGCTCGATATCTTGGATAGCGTGCTGAATCTCGTGGAGCAAATCAGAGAGGTTATCTTTTTCTTCTCTGATCCTCATCCGTGGTGATTCCTCTGGCCCCATACCCTTGTGGGTATCCCATTCCTTTAGGTTTATTTCGCCACCAAACATGGGAGTGTACCCGCTGTCGCCAGCCTTTCTTACGGGCAGTGCCGCTAACTGCGGAAATTCGGTGTAAAGCTCGGGGAAATACAGTAGATCGCTAAGTGCTTTATGCGTTTCATTCCCGAACCACATATATCTGGCGTTAGCGGCATTGATTTCCATCCCATTTCCTCCTTGGCTTGTTGTGTGTTGCTCATATAGTAATCATAGCAAAGCGCTTAGCTTATGTCAAGCGGTTCGTTTTAACACGAGTCAAACCGCAACAAATAAGAGCAAAATCGATGCAAATCAAACAAAGAAGGTGTTCTTTCTATATCTGTAAGCCCCTCGGCCGTGATCGTTCAGGTTAGCAGCGGGCAGGAATATGGAGTGTAGCTGAAGGGATTAAGGGAATACGACTAAAAGGCTAATCAAGATAGATACTTCAGGGTACATCGTAATAAGTTGAGTGAGGTATGAGGCGGAAGTGATGAGGATTGTTGGAGATTTGATGTAAGAGAGATAGGCTAATCCTCTAATACATACGGCTTAGTCCTATAAACAGGACAACGGCGCTCTTTCCCTTGTCTCCCAATAGTTTCAGTAGTGTCAATTAGTTGACGCGGTCTACCATTCGATCTACCAGGAATGTATGATGCATTGTAACATTGCATAATCACAGGGCTTTAGGCTGCTTGAACGCCTGACTGTGAATCAGCAGGCCCGAATTGACCAAGAAAAAAGTGCATGGGAGCGGCGGAAAAGCATTCTTTTTGCCGTGACCCCCTACCACACCCGAAGCCTCCACCAGTACCCCCTCACCTCTCTTTACCTCTCCCCCTCTCGCGTAAATCATTCCCCAACCTTTCTGAACCCTTAAGCCTTTTTTCCTTCAGAGAAAGGACCTTTGCCCAAAAAATTTTCAGTTCTCCCAACTTTTCAGATCAGATACCCTATCTATACCCTATCCCAAGTTCTAAATACAGTATGTATAGAGTATAGATACCCCTTCTCTCTTTCTGTAAGTGTGTAGATACCGTATAGATACCTCTTCTCAAACTCAGATACCCTATGGATACCCTCCTATGGAAGAAGGAAGAAGGAAGAAGGAAGAAGGAAGAGTATTTCTTTCTTTGGTTACTTTCTTTCTTTAAAAAAAATCCGAACTGTCGTTACGTCTAAACACACACCTCACGATGATGACATGAATTAAAGTAATGCAAACATCTTGACATTGATTCTCTCATGGGGTATTCGTTCAGGAGCATGACAGGTAGGAAAAAAAGATCTCAGACGACCCAACCGCCAATACTCCCAAGTTTGCCAGAGGATAAACCAAAGACACGTAAATATCCCAGGGGCAAAAAGAAGTCCATGGATGCTCTCCTCCTCGGCAAAGGAGAAAAGTTTCTCGACATGCTCTATCAGGTCTTCGAGGAAATGGGCGGTAAGGATTTAATCTCGGAGCAGATGCTTAAGGCAGGCAATGACGGGGATGCGTTCAAGCGGCAGCTTATCACGGCTCTCCTCCAGCTCAACAAGAAACAGTTCGATGTCTGGATTGCGAGGCTCAGGATCCAGGCCGACAAGGATTCTGACAAGTCAGCGTTGAATGGAGGAGTCAGACAGGCGCCGAACGTGTTTATCATCAAAGGGCTGCACGATGTTGGAGAGGTGATTGATATCACGGGACAGGTTCAGGAGATCGTCGATGGGCCGAAGAAGCTTCAGCTCAAGGGACTGGAGGAGTAAGCATAATGAACAGACACCTTGGGATTTTGAAAGTGAACGAAGACACACTTAGGCAGGCGCTCAAGCTGCCGGATAACGTCGAGATTTTTGGCGCTTTCGTCGATCCTCACATAGACCCAGTAGGAATTTCCTTGAAGCTGAGGTGCCCGGATTTTCCGGACCTTGAAATTGGCCGGGTCGTTCCCGAGGTAAAAGCTGCCTACATAACCAAGCACACCAAAGTCAACGACGAGTTGACGGTAGATACGACCAGCTTTGAAGGCTGGAGGTTTAGGGGATAAATGGCTGAAGCTGATGCACCAAATTTCAGAAGAGTTGAGTCCTGCTTCACCTGTCAAACGGGAGTCTTCGAGAACCCCAACAGAGACGACCGAGAAGTGTATTGCTACCTACACGACTTTCTTGTGGAGAAGGGCCGGTCATTTGTTTGTGACAACCACGAGGCGCAAGACTGATGCCTGAAACGGACGCCCCCAACCTAAGAGAGGTTGATAGCTGTTGTACTTGTCAATTTACGGATTGTGACTGCTCGGATGATGACGAGTGGATCTGGTGCGGCAAGCACAATTTCGATATTAACGACTGCATTGTTTGCATCTGCGATGACTACGAGGAGACATGCCTGAAGCGGCTATAGCACACCAGAATGAAGTTGTCTACGATTACACCCACGTTCCGACGATTCGGAAATTTACGCTTTCGAATGCGAGGACGAGAGTTCTGGTGGGGCCGTTCGGATCCGGAAAGAGCGTCGGAGCCTTGATGGACATAATCCGGAGAGGAGTGCACGAGCAAGAGCCTTCCCCGGCGAACGGCATCAGATATACCCGGTGGGCGATCGTGCGAAACACCTACCGCCAGCTTGAAGACACGACAATGAAGACCGTCTTCGACTGGTTCCCTCCCGACCAGTACGGCATCCACAGGGTAGCGGATCATGAGTACATCATTACAGAATTCGATGGTGCTCATATCGAGCTGATCTTTCGTGCTCTCGATCGGCCGGATCACGTCAAGAACCTTCTTTCCCTCGAGCTTACCGGGGCGTGGATCAATGAAGCGCGTGAAGTGCCAAGGCAAATATGGGAAGGCCTCGACGGCAGGGTGGGGCGTTATCCTTCGAGGAGAAACGGCGGTGCTACCTGGTATGGCGTCATCATGGACACCAACCCTCCCGATGAAGACAACTGGCTCTACAAACTCATTGAGAAAGAAAAACCACACAACTTGTGTTTGTTCAAACAGCCGGGTGGTAGATCACCGAACGCCGAGAACATACCGAACCTTCCAAAGGGGTACTATGAGGATCTTGCTATTGGGAAAACTCGTGAGTTTGTTTCGGTCTACATTGACGGAGAGTATGGATTCACTGTTGAGGGTACCCCCGTTTATGCCTCCAGCTTTTCCGATTCGTTTCATGTGGCCAAGACAATCATTGAGCCTATCCAGACCTTGAACGTCATCGCCGGCTTTGATTTTTACCGACACCCGGCATGCATCCTCTCCCAACAGACTTACCGCGGCCAGTGGCGGGTTCTTGATGAATTCTATGAGGCCGGCATGGGGATTGAGCGCTTCATGACGACAAGGGTGCTGCCCGTTCTCGATCAGAGGTACCGAGGTATGGGCGTCTTTGGTATGGGCGACCCTACTGGCATAGTCAAAAATACCACCGATGAGAAAAACGCCTATGACGTCCTGAAGAAGTATGGTCTTCGTGCTGTCAAACCGGCCTGGACGAACGCCGTTATGATGCGGATCGGAGCAGTAGAATCGATGCTCCTCAAAATGGTTGGTCCTGCAGAGCCGGCATTTCTTCTCTCACCGAACTGCACGTTACTCCGGAAAGGGTTCAACGGTGGATATCAGTACAAGAACGGTGACCCCTTAAAGAACGATTATTCTAATGTTCACGATGGGTTACAATATTCCGCTCTGTTTATCCAGAAAAGGCAGGGCGTGGCGGAGCAACAAAAACAGCGTAGGCCACATAAAGAGCACAGACCGGCCAGCAGGGCTGGGTATTAATGAAAACAGGGGAAAATATGAGCGTAGTGCGTTTTTCTACAGCCCTAAAAAAGGCCATCCTCGACGGGAAGATCCCCGACGATGAAGTCTTTGATTTTATTGTGATTGAAGGATCCAACGAGAGAATTATCCAAAAGACCGGCAGGGAGATTAAAGAGCATATCCGCACCGGTGAAATCACTCTACAGCCATAGTAAGCCATACGGAGGATAGACCATGGCGATGGAAGCAAAATGCCTCACAAAAGAAGAACAGACTGACCTTCTATGGAGGTTCAAAAAGAATGACCCAACCCTATGGTTGAATCAGCGGGTCTTTTGTTTGGAGTACAAGCTCAAGCAGTTAGAAAAGACCGTGGACGTATTAGTGGCGGCACACAGCGAACCGACAGAAACTTCAGATGGAGGATAGCCCATGGCAAATCCAACCGACTTCACCAAGGAACAAACCACGGGGGCCACGATCACCCCTGAAAATCTTCAGAGCTTTGGGTTTCGTCTCCGCAGCCGGTTCACCGTCAACGAGAGCCTGCGCTACACCAAGGAAAAGGAATGGCTGGAGTCCCTTAGACAGCATAACGGCATTTATGACCCTGAAGTCGAGGCCAGGATCGATAAAAACAGGAGTCGCGTTTACCCGAAGATCACCAGGTCAAAGAATATCTCCGTTGAAGCCAGGCTTCACGACATCTGCTATCCGGACACAGGCAAGAACTGGGGCATCGAACCGAGCCCTGATTCGACGATACCTGACCAGTCCCTACAACGGATCCTCCAGGAGGCCTTAGCCGAAGAACAGGCCAAGGTTATTGAGCAGATCAAGGCCCGGACCCCTGAAGGTCAAGAGCCCACTATCCCGCCCGATATGCCGGTTCCACAGCCTTCAGATGAGGCCATCCAATTTAAGATTGACCAGTTCGCAAAAAAGAAGTGCCGCGAGATGGAGAGGGAGATTGAGGATCAACTCCTCGACACAAAGTACGACGAGAAGACAAAGAGAGCCCTTCGCTCAGGACTTCACCTTGGCACCGGGCTCGTAAAAGGCCCTCTCGTACAATCGAAGAAGATGCAGCGGTGGGTACTCCAAGGGAACCAGTACGTTCTTGATAGTCGAGAGGTTCCAACGCCCTACCTTGAGTTTACCCGACTCTGGGACTTCTACCCCGATATGTCGGTCACTGAGCTTGACGAGGCTGAAGGTATCTTTGAGCGTCACGTGATGACGAAACATGATGTTCGAAAACTCGCCAAGCGCCCTGATTTTAACGCCGAGAACATCAACGAATATCTCAGGGCAACACCAGAAGGAGACGCCTCATTTAAGTGGTGGGAGATTGAGCTTCAACAGATTGCGACCAAAGAGACGGAAGGTACCCAGTTTTTCAAGGGCAGGAAATACGAAGTTCTTGAGTACTGGGGCTACGTAGACGCTCGGGACCTGGAAGAGGCAGGAGTAACAGTCCCCGAGGAAGACAAGGATATGGAACTGGAGGCAAACGTCTGGTTGCTTGGGCAATACGTGATTAAGGCAGTCCTTAACCCGGTTCCGAAAGAGAAGAGGCCTTATTACATCTTCCACTTCGAAAAAGACGACTCAAGTATCTTCGGCAGGGGATTGGCCCGCATCATCAGGGATACTCAGGAAACAATCTGCGCGGCAGCCCGTATGACTCTTGATAACGCGGCCATCTGCGCGGGAGACCAGCTTGAGATAAACATGGACCTCATTGACCCCAACGAGGACGTTGAAAACATATATCAGTTCAGGGTCTGGAAGCGGAACGGCATAGGAGCAGACGCTCAGTATCCTGCCGTCAGGATCATAAAGTTCGATTCACACATTCAAGAATATCTGATGATCATTAAGCAGTTCATGGAATTCGGAGATCTTGAGACTGCCTTTCCTACCTACATGCTCATTGACCCCGGAGCGGCTGGACAAGAGACGGCACGGGGCGCCTCTATCAGGCAAGGATCGATCAACACGGTTGTCAAAGATGTGGCCAAAAATTTCGACTCCTTCAATGCCGGCATTATCGAGGGCATGTATGATTGGAACATCGAGTTTTCAGGGAAGGAAGAGATCAAGGGCGATTATCGCGTCAAAGCCAAGGGATATACCAGCCTCATCGCCAAGGAGCTGAGGGCTCAGCTCCTCTCGCAGATCAACACGATTCTCAGTGAAGACGATCGCGCATGGCTTAAAACCCGTGAATGGTTGGAGGAGCTTTGGAAGGCTCATGATCTTCCCCTTGATGTCTTGCGGACCGAAGAGGAATACCGGAGATACGTGGCTGAGACAAGCGATCCAAGGGTATTGGAACTTCAGGTCCAGAAGCTGGCAGCCGAGATCGAGAAGATGCGTGCGAGCGCGTTGGGGCAGGTGGCATCAGCGAAGAAAAAGAACATAGAGGCCGCCGAGATGGCAGCCGGAGGGAAAAGGGAGGCGGCATAGTGGATCGTAAGAAACTGGAGAAAACGCTTAAGGCTGAATTCCCGAAGGAAGTAGAGACGCACGTCGAATCGATAAAAGGCGGAGAAATGTGGGAAATAGGATGGTCGACCACTATAGGCGGAAAGCGTTATTCCTACAACTACACAGCTACCCTTAAAGAGATTCAGCAACACATAGGCCTTCTGCCTTGGATAGTCTCCTTGTTTAAGGCACAGATAACAGCATGCAAAGAGAAGGCACAAAAGGCGGCATGATGAACCAGGCGGCTCGGACCCAGGAAGCCGAAATAATCTCAGAGCTGAAGCGGCTCTTAGCGGAGAATCCAGCCGTTAACTCGAAGCTAAGAAATTACCTGAACCTCCTCCAGGAAAAGGCCGCAGATCGTTACGATTCTGCCGATAATTGGGCAGAGAGCTGTCGCATCCAGGGAGAGCGGAGACTCCTCAAGCAGATAAACAGGGTGGTGCATTGCACAACATGATTCATTTTTTTCTTGACAGAAAAACCATTTTCGCGCAAGAGTGTATTTAATGAACAGAGAACAACGAAAAGCAGCCCTGAAGAAGATTTTCTCGGACGCCGTCGTAGAGGCGAAGAAGCAGGAGCTTATCGACAAGATGTATGCAGGTCATTTTACCGTCCACGTCAACAACGGCGGTACGACCGAGGTGGATTGCTTTGAACGCATAAAATAAACAATTAAACGGCGGTTAGTTTTTATTCCAGGAGGCTACATGGCAGGCGAGAACGAGCAGGCGATAGGGCAAGAAGAGGAAGTAAAAGACGAATTCGGTGACGCATTCAAGGAGGCGGCTCAGGAGAAGACACCCGAAGAACTAGAGGCCGAGGCCCGCGAAAGCGAGAGGGCCGAAAGGGAAGGGGTTGGCACTTCTGGAGGTAAGCAGCCTGAAGGGCAAGCCGACGAACGAGCAGGCGAGGAGCCCGACTACAAGAAGCTGTACGACGAGGAACACCAACGTCGCAGCACGCTTCAGGGCATGTACAACAGCTCCAGGGAGGAGCTGGACCAGCTCAAAAAAGCCCAACCACTCGAGAAGGGAGAAGCTCAGGCCAAAGGCAACGAGGGTGAAGTCAGCGCGGAAGATTTGCTGAAGACCCTCGCCTTAGAGGATGACGACGACGTGAAGTTCATACTGGACGAGTACGATTATCTCGCCAAGCCGCTTCAGAAGATCGTCGCTAAAGCTCTCACCCGCCAGCAAGCCGGCAAGCAGCAGCCATCAGCCGAGGAACTGACCAAACAGGTACTTGATATGGTGGGCCAGCAGGTTCACCAGCAAACGATCAAGACCGCGCATCCCGACTTTGATACGCTGGCTTCTTCAGGGGAACTGAAGATGTTCGTCGAAAGCCTTCCTGACGGTGAGGATAAGACCCGGCTTAACGGGTACTACCAGCATGGAACGGCCGATGACGTTATCTCTCTTATTGATTCCTACAAAGATGCCAAGGGAATCAAGACCCAGGCCGGCAACGACAAGGACAGCAAGATCCGCAACCTTACCGCAGTCAAATCGAGGCACACCCCAGTCGATGTCTCCCGGAAAACAGGGAACTCTCAGAGCTACGGGGATGCTTTTGATGAGGCAGTATCCCAAAGCGGCAGACGATGAAACGCAAATTTACCTTTCTAAAGGAGGAATAACCCATGACAGAATATGGCGACATCAGCCCAAGAACGGCAGCCTACGCGGCCGTTGAGCTTCTTAAACGCGGCATGCCGTACCTTTGCCTGGAGAAGTTCGGGCAGAGCAAACCGCAGCCCGGCAACAAAACCCTTTCCATGACCTTCAGGCGGTATGAATCCCTGGCTCTGGCCACTACGCCGCTCCAGGAAGGAGTTACCCCGTCCAGCAAGAAACTGAGTGCGACCGATATCACCATGACCCTTCAGCAGTATGGCGATCTGATTGAGATCACTGACGTCATCGCAGACACCCACGAGGATCCCGTCTTCCAGGAGGCCCAGAACGTAACCGGCGAGCAGGCGGCAAAGACCGTCGAGACCATCAGGTACGGTGTCGTAAAGGGTTGCTCCAACAAGTTCTACGCCAACGGTACGGCGAGGACTGACGTTAATACCCCGGTCACTATTGGTAAGCAGCGCAAAGTGACGAGAGCACTGAAACGGCAGAACGCGGAGATGATCACCTCTCACATCCGTTCCACGCCCAACTTCAACACAGAGAATGTCCCGCCCGGCTATATTTGCATCTGTCACACCGACTGCGAAACTGATATCAGGGGTTTAACGGGCTTCATCGACGTTAAAGACTATGGTTCACTCACTCCCTACGAGAACGAGGTGGGATCCGTCGAGAGCGTTCGATATCTCATCTCCAATCTCTACACCTCATACGCGGATGGGGGCGCTGCGAAGGGAGCGCACATCTCGACGTCAGGGACCCTTGCGGACGTCTACCCCTACATTTACATTGGCCGGAATTTTTACGCGATCTCGGCACTCAAAGGCAAATACGCCATTACGCCGATTGTCATCAATCCCGTCCCGTCCAAGAGTGACCCTCTCGGGCAGCGCGGATCCGTCTCTTGGAAGAGCTACCAGGGCGCGGCAATACTGAACGATTTATGGGGAGCAGTCCTCGAGGCTGCCGTTGTTGAACTGAGCTAAGAAGGAGGTGCTTCATGGATAGCAAAAGCAGTTACGTAAAAGACAGACGGATCAGGGATCAACTTGACGTGCTGAGGAACGTGTGTTTCGCCAAGGCCATTCTTGCTGAAGGCACGAACGACAGCACAATCAAAACAACGACAAATACCGTGTCGTATGCGATCGACGGGAAGCTCTACACCAAGGCCCCTACCGACAACATAGCGCCGACCGTGTGTGCCTCTCAGGCTGCAAGTAAGCGGTGTAGGTACCTCGTTTCCATCGATTCAGCCGGCAATGTTGCCGTGACGAAGGGCACTGAAGTGAGGTCCTGCACGACGGGAGCGCTTACTACCCTTTCTTGGGACGCCCTGCAGCAGCGCCTCTGCGATTCGGCGGAAGGCCTTGGCAGCTTTAAGGCTGGCGACAAGATCAACGTCTCCGGTTTTACTGAGGAGGAGAACAACGGCATCTTTACGGTGCGATTCGTCGCTTCTGACGGGTCCTTTATCCAGGTGGTCGAGAATTGGATGATCACCGAGGCCGCAGGAGACAGTGTAACTGTCCTTGTGGAATCGGCCCTTCCTGATCTTCCGCCTAAACAGGCGCCTTTCGGGTACATGATCGTTACGACCGGCACGACCGCGTTTATCGTTGGCACCGACGACATTACCACAGATATCGGTACCGGCTCTGTTACCTTTGTCGACGTAGGCATCATGCCAAGCGACGCCTGGTCGTAAGAGTAGGAAACAAATCAAAGCCCGGGGCCACAACGTCCCGGGCTTCTCTAAACATACACGCACGTAGCGTGCGTAGCACACCAAGGGGGTTTATATGGCAGACGAAGAGACGGGCAAAATCGATGGCGGGCTTCAGGCCTCGATAGTAGCCAAAGCGAAGAAAAAAGCCGGCGAGGGCATGGTTATCTTCCCGATTCCTGACGAACCGAGGGTAAAGATCGTCATTGACGAGCAGGAAGGCCATGAAGGCCACCAGCCCGTGAAACTTGGGATTAACGGCCATGTGCTTGTCATTAAGCGGGGGCATGAGGTTGAGATACCTGAGAGCTTCATTAATCTCCTGAAAGAACTCAAGTATACCGTCTATGGGAAAGACGACGCCGGGAACGACACCGAGCGAGATGTACCTCGGTTTGCCTGGAGGAAGGTGGCGTAAATGCTACTTCGTGCGCTGATCAATGAATGCCGGTCAGACGTCGACGACCTGGTAGAAGACTACCTGTGGACCGACGACGATTGGACGGCCTATTTCAACGATGCGGTTAATGAGGCATGCAGCCGGGCTCATCTTTTGATCGACGGGACCACGGCTTCGATCTGTCAGGTACCTATCGTAGCGGGTACGGGTCTCTATACGCTCGATTCCCGGGTCCTCGCGGTAAAGAGGGTCAAGCTCTCAGATCAGACCATTCCCTTAACGCAGTCAACCTGGGAAACCCTCGATGCGACAGTCCTGGACTGGGAGAACCTGACGGGCGATCCGAAAGTCTTTGTGAACGAAAGCAAGACTGAGCTTCTGCTTGTCCCTAAGCCGGCCGTTTCGGATACGGCTTATCTGAGAGTTGCCAGATTACCGCTTGTGGTCATGACCGACCCGGACAACCATTCCCCGGAGATCCCCGAGGAGTACCATCGAGGCCTCATGTTGTGGGCTATCAGTAGGGCCTATCTCAAAAACGATGAGGACACGCTCAATTTGAGAAAGAGCCAGATGTACGAGGCGAAGTTTACGGCGAAGTTTGGCCCTTCGGTCAGCGCGAAGGCAGAAAAGATGCGGCAGAGAACACCGCGAGACGCCCGTGTAAGATGGCGGGGTTTCGGATTCTAAAACCATAACCAAGGAGGACATCCCATGGCGATAAACGCTGTGAAAAAACTCGAAGCAAATAGAACGAAAGACAATGTTGACGATACCGCAGTAGTCGCGGCTGTCAATGAGCTTATCGCCGACCATGCGACATTCAAAACCTCAGTGGACGGGATAGAGACCGCCGTCGAAGAGTTGATGGATGATCACGCAACAACCAAGACGGCAGTAGATGAGAGCAATACCGCGATCGATGAGTTGATTGATGACCACGCCACGTTCAAAACCGTGGTCGACGATCTCAAGACTCTTACGAACGACATCAGGACGAAACTGACGGCATTCGTGGCAAGCGGCATGGTTACGTCGGCTGGCCTTGCGATAGGAAGCACAGTTCAGAACGTCTCGAACCTCATCTTCATGTATACGATTGGCGGAATCCTCTACACCAAGGCGGTAGATGCTGTCGGTGTGGCCCCGGGCAATGATGTTATTCCTTCGGGCAAATTCGGGGCTGTAGCCATCGATATCGGGGCTGACGGCACCCTCGACGTCATCGAGGCTACTGACAACGCAACTGGATACGATTCTGCCGTTCTGGCGGTCGCAGGACTCCCGGCCGTGGGTGCAAGCCATGTTCGCGTTGGATACGTCACTGCATCGAAATCGGACGGAGATTTCACCTTTGGAACGACATCGTTGGGGGCGGCCAACACCACGGTTGCATATACGAGTTCTGCCGGCGTTCTTGCAGCTCTTGGCGCAGCGGTTGGAACATCGACCCCTGCTACGCTCACAGCAACAAAGCCGACCGCAGGCCCTGCGACATTGACCGCACCAAAGCCTGCTTCTCCGCCTGCGGCCCTTACAGCTACCACGATCACTATGACGGAAACCTAAGTGAGGCCGCGTGACTGATGGCAAAACCCTTTCTGTTCGAGAAATTCAGGGGTATCAATAACATCCTACCGGAGGACTCCCTCTACTCTCCCGAGGAGGGGGTCTTCCTTCGTACTGCAACCAACATCGACATAGACAATGCCTTCAAGCTCCGAAGACGCAAGGGGCGCAGGAAGATATTTACCGGGGTACCCCACTCCCTTTGGAGCGACGTCCAAACATGCCTCTTCCGTGAGGGCACAGCGTTAAAGAGGCTCTCTGGGGATTGGACTACCGCCACACTCAGGAATGATCTCGTAGGCAATCTGCCCATGTCCTTCCTCTCATTGGATGGCCGGGTTTATTACTCTGACACCGTCCATACAGGTGTCATCAGCGAAGGCGTAAGCAGGACCTGGGGCATGTTCCCGCCTCCTGCCCCGGGTGTGGTCACTGCCCCTGGGGATGCCCCGGCAGGACGGTATCTCGTGGCCGCAACCTACATGCGGGATGATGGCCAGGAATCAGGGGCGGAAGGTCCCGCAGCAATCACCCTTACCACAGAGGCGGGCGGCATGACCGTATTCCTTACCGCATCGCAGGACCCGGGTGTAACAGCCATCAGACTCTACATTTCGGCGCCTGATGGCCAGCAGCTTTATCTATCGGGGGTATTCTCGAATGTCACCCAAACGGCTGTCTACCGGGGTGGCCCCCTTGGACGGGAGTTAAAAACCCTCTTCCTTCAACCTGCGCCGGCAGGACAACTGATCGAATATCTGCTCGGCAAGGTGTATGTGGCATCGGGGCAGTATGTCTTTCCTTCGAAGGCCTTCAGCTATGAACTGTTCGACTTTGAGGATTTCCTCCCCTTTGACGGTATTGTCACGCTTCTTGGGGCAGTCGAGGACGGAATCTACGCCTCTGACGGGAAGAAGACCTATTTCATCGAGGACGGGAAGAAACGGCACGATGGTCTTCCTCACGCCGCGATTCCGGGCACCATGGTCTATGCCGATCTCGCAACCATAGGCGACGGGAGTATATCGGGCAAGGGTCTTATTTGGGCATCAGACAAGGGCATCATTCTTGGGATGAAGGGCGGAGTCACCAAGAACCTTACGGAAGCCAACTACGTCTACGACAGCGCTTCTTGGGGCGCAGGGCTCTTCCGGCAGGCCAACGGTATCAATCAATATATTGCGTTATTACGCGACGGAGACGGCCTTACTGATCGCGTTTACAAATGGCAGAAGATCACGAGCGCTGATCTGGAGATCGGCTTCAGCGTTACAGCTACGTAAAGAGATACACACAACTTGTGCGCATACCACAAACTTAAGGAGGGTTAACCATGGCACTAAGAACTTCTCCCGGGCTGAAAAACAAACTGCTCGGCATCAACACGAACAAGCTCAGCAATGGAGCATTCGCATCCGACACAACCGGATGGACAGCCGTTACCGCGGACCTTACTGCAGCGGCGGGTGGGCAAGTAACCAACTGCTTGCAGATTGCTGAATCTGGCGGTGCAGCGGCAGGCCAGGCATACCAGGACGTCACAACCAAGATCGGGCACCTCTACCGCCTTGATGTCTACTTCAAGAAGGGCACGGCAGATGGTGGAAAAATCATGATCGGCACGACAGGCGACCCAAATGCCATTTACGAATCTGTTGCCCTAACCGATGCGGCCTGGGCACTCAAACAGATTTGGTTTCTTGCGACAGCAACCACGACCAGGATTACCTTTGAATCTACCGATGCGACAGCAGGCGAAACCTCTCTCTTTGATGAGGCGGTTCTCGTGTCGCTCTCCCGCTCTGTCCAGGACATATTCAAGGATTGTTTTATCGACATCTACACGGGATCACAGCCGGCTACGGCGAACCTTGCGCCTTCCGGTACCCTTATCGCCACAATCTTCAGCGATGGGGCGGCAGCGGGCCTTGAATTCGATGATGCGGTAGCGGGTGTGCTTTCGAAGAAGAGCACGGAGACCTGGTCTGGTCCCGGCATAGCTCCCGGTGGAACAGCCGGATGGTTCCGTCTCAGGGCCGCAGGCGACCTCGGGACACAAAACGACACCGATGAGCGTATCGATGGAGCCGTGGCAACGTCCGGCGCAGAGCTGAACATGAGTTCAACGGCAATCGTCACGGGCGCAGTTCAGACCATTAACACCTTCACTATAACGGCCAGCTAAGGCACTTAAGGGGGCCGAAAGGCCCCTTCTTCTTACCATTCAGGAGAATCAATGGCAGGGCTCGACAGTTACGTAAAGCTCCTCCTCCACATGGATGGGACGGACGGAAGCACCACGTTCACCGATTCATCCTCAGGCGCTAAAACCGTCACCGCCTACGGCAATGCCCAAATTGATACGGCTCAGAGTAAGTTCGGTGGGGCATCGGGGCTGTTTGACGGCAATGATTACCTTTTATCGTCAGACAGTGATGATTGGAATTTTGGATCTGGCGATTTTACTATCGACTGTTGGGTTAGGTTGAACAGCCTTCCATCAGTTGGAAAGTATTTTTATACAATAGCTGCTCAGAGTTCAGGTTCCACCGATGGGTGGAGATTTAGGTTCAAGTACCCGAGCGGTGCGGGAATAGAGTTTCAGGTTGCGATGAATAGCGTCGTGACTGCTAGGTATTCCTTCCCAACTAGGCAATGGTTCCATATCGCTGTTGTCAGAAACGGAACAAGTTTCACAATATATTACAACGGAACCAGCATCGGATCGGGTACTTCAAGCGATTCGATAGCCGATATGAGACAACCTCTTTACGTTGCAACCTCAAACTTTGCTGGCTACACTGCGACGGCGCTGGATGGATGGATCGATGAATTTCGTATTTCTAAAGGCATTGCACGATGGACGGAGGACTTTACCCCGCCAACGTCGGCCTATAGCAGCGACAATACCACCGGCGATGCAGCCTTAACCCTCGGGGATCTTACGCTTGCAGCCTATGGCCCCAACGTCGCAGCCCTTACCTTGCCCGCTTTTTCTCTTGAGGCAGACACTTCCGATGCAGCCCTTACCCTTTCAGCCCTCTCGATTGAGGCCTACGGACCCAACGAAGCGGCATTAACACTTCCTGCTTACACCGTAGATGCCCTAGGCCCCAATGAGGCCAATCTCACTTTGTCGGCCCTTGTGGTGGAGGGGGTAGTAGGCCAAAACCTGATCGAGCTTACCCTCGAGGCGTTAACTGCCTCGGGTACCGGGTTTGCGGGTACGATTGCCGACTCTGCCCTTACCCTTTCAGCCTACTCCGTAGAAGCATTAGGTCCCAACAAGGCAGAACTTACATTCCCTGCCCTTGTAGTTGACGGCCTGGCTCTCAATAATGGTGTTTCTGCTCTTACCTTGGCCGCCCTTTCTGCATCCGCAACAGGCCTTGCCGGAACCGCTATAACAGGCGACTGCGACCTTGCGGCCTTCGAGTGCGAGGCGGAAGAACATAACTCAGGACGATGGGACGGGGATCTTACGTTGTCTCAATATGACACTGAAGGTGCCCTTATCACCGGCACGGTCATCGAAGGAGGTCTGTCTCTCTCACGCCTGACCGTGGCCGTAACCGGGTACGCGGGCAATTCGGCAACGGCTGAACTGGAGCTTGGCGCCTTAGACACCGAAAGCCAGGGATGGCCCGCAATGACCTATCAGGGTGCCCTTGCCCTCCTGCCTCTTGTTCTCGATGCTTATGCTACTCAGGCTCTCTCAGAGGCGTATAGAGGCATAGCGATCAACCTCAAGAATCGGGCGGTAACGGAGCATGAGGCATTCGATTTCAACAGCATGTGTTATTTCGGAGAGAAGCATCTCGCTGCTCATGCTGACGGTATCTACGTGCTGGAAGGGGAGAAGGACGAAACAACCGACATAGACGCGGAGGTTCGTACAGGAGTAGTGATTGATCCCGGCGCTCCGGAAAAGAAGCGGGTACCCGAAGCATACCTCTCTATCAAGATGGATGGCGACTTCATTTTTGGGACCATCACAGATGGTAACTACCATAAGGAGTACACGGCTCAAGAGGACGGGAAGACGTCCATGCACAACGGCAAGGTTCACCTCGGACGGGGGATCCTCAGCAACTACTGGGGCGCTACCTTCAGGAACAGCGAAGGCTCCGACTTTGAGCTGCAATCAATAGAACTGATCAGCAAAGCCGGAAACCGGTTTTAAGGAGTAGATATACAGATGGCCAATGCTGGCACCCTTATTCTTCCTGGTTACGACATCACCGCCTATGGACCCAATGATGTCGAGATTGAGTTGCTCTTTGATGTCGAGGGATCGGGTTTCGCTCCTGCGCACATTGCAGGTGACTGCAGCCTTTCCTTTGATATGTCGGCCGATCTCACTCAAGGGACGGTTGGGACTGCCGGCCTTTCTTTGTCTTTGGTGTCGGTTGTGGCTACGGGGATACCGGGTAATACCGCTGAAGGAGATCTCGACCTTTCGCTGTCGGTAGCGGCAGGCCACCGCTCGGAGATCACCTATCAGGCGTCTCTTGCCCTCTTGCCTTTCGTGCTGGATGCTTACGCGACGCAATCATTCGAAGAAAATTACCGGGGGGTAGTGCTCAACCTCGCTCATCAAGGGGTCTCTGAATACGCAGGTCTTTCCTTCAACAGCATGTGCCGATTCAACGGGGTCTATTTGGCAGCCGATAGCAACGGCATTCATGCCCTCGACGCCGAAAGAGACGAAGACGAAGCCATTGAAGCGGAGTTGCATACCGGTATAACCAATATGGGCACCAACCTCTTGAAGCGGGTGACTGATGCCTATCTTGGGGTGAAGTCCGATGGTAACTATGAATTCCTGACCTTTTCCGATGACAACTATCAGGCAGATTACATCATTGTCGATGGCGAGACGGCGCCACACATCAAGAAACAGAATCTTGCCCGGGGCATCAAAAGCAAATACTGGGGGTTTGGGTTCAGGAACAGCGAAGGAAGTGATTTCGAACTGCAGTCGGTTCGGGCTATCCCTCAAGTCTCACCACGGAGGAAGTAGATATGCCTTGGGATGGAAAGAAAGCTACCAAGATGCAGGTCAGCAATCCCAGCGACATGCAGTACGCGAAATACGGTCTCCACCTCATGGGGCAGTTTCAAAACCTCTGTGACATGCGCGGCCAGGTCGTAGGATCGAGTACAGTAGCCTTTCCTGGTGGGCCTACCTTCACCCTCTATGTCAATCCTGCTTACAACGTGCTGACGATTCAAGCGCCCAGTGGCGGGCTTGTTGTCCCGAAGCGCCACATTGAAGTAATCGAGGAAAAGAAGGAAGAACAGCCACAGAAGGGTTTTGTTTGGCGCGGCTTTATGGACCCGACCGCTGGCTCATGGGATACCCCTTACTCCTACGCGGTCACGGCAGGTCTGAAGACCCTCGATGTGCAGAGCATACAGCCGGTCATTTCCTTCTATCCCTATTGGGCGAACGGTACCCCTGGCACTACTCAAATGGTTGATTCGGAAACCATCACCACCGGGACGACGACATGGGATGGAGAGTACAACTATTACGCCGAGGATAACGGCGGCACTGCGAAATGGCTTTATTACTGGCAGACAGGTACCGGTGGGTACCGGCGCCAGGAAATCACGAAGACATATTATTTTAACGGGTCGATCCTTGTGCAGGGAAGCGTTGTTTACTATTCCTCCGATCCGGTAAGAATTGTTGGGGACTACTGGATTTTGGAAGACGGCGTGTGGAAGCTGCATATCTCAAAGACACCGATAGTGTCTGGCTATAACACCGTAGTCGGCACGTTTACGAACTACCCCGACGACCTTTCGTATTACTTCGTTGATTCGGATACCTACGTTGTCTCGATGGAAATAAAGAATGGAACCAACCGCCAACAATCTAATGGCCTTTGTCTGATGGTTCGCAACCAAGGCCCTTACACCTCTGAGGTCACAGGAATCGCTGACTGGACAGACTCGGTAGACTACACTGTCTCAGTTGGCGCCCACTTCAGTAGCGGCGAGTACAGAGAAATTATCTCAGAACACAATTATTGGTCCCGGTCTGTCAGCGTCGACAACGATCCAGGCACTTACGATACCTATCATATCGTTGACTATGATAACGGCGCCTGCCGCATGTTCCCGTCTGAATGGCCGACGCCGGGAGGAATGGCCCCTTATTCTACCCCTTACGTCGAGGGCGCTGGATACACGCCTTTATATACGCTTTGCTGGCAACGGTCGGAGACAAATGGTGGGTTTGGGGAAACCGACCAGCGGACGTGGGTATACGCCACGAAGGAAGGTGCGGGAGACGTGATTACCAAAGCGTATGAGTATTACGGCCCTCAGACGGCGATTGTTGGAGGACTATACGCGGAAAACGTGTTGTATGTCGGTATGCCCGGGAAGCCGGAAGACACCAAACGGGTCACCAAGGAGGAATAACCATGCCTGAAGGATTAACCGTATCAGGACCGTTCGACATTGCGTATACGGAGGTCGTAGATGATCTACCCGTGTTTACGGCCAATGGCGATGCGATCTTTGACGATGCCAAGGATTATGCGAGCGACGCAATAGCCGAGATCCATAGCTGCACCGATAGGATCGCCGATATCGCCATGACTGAGTTTGATGTCCCCATTCCGGACAACGTATCTCAAGGGGTTGACTTTGACATGTCACGCCAGGCCCTCGCCGAGGTCATGGGAAGGGCGCCCGTAGCTCCAACCGTCAACGATATCCCTGTTGATCTCCCCCCGGAACCGGCCTTCGAGGTCCCTACCGTGCCGGAGGTTGCTACCTTTGCAGCGGATATCCTGGAGGCGGTCTTCGATAAGCTTCTCTCTGATATCCTGAACGGTTCGTATGGCATAGATCCGGCTGACGAACAAGCCCTTTGGGAACGAGCGAGAGATAGGGAAATGACGGGGTTGAGGGATGCGGTTGATGCGAGCAAAGAGGAACTTACGGCCTGTGGGTTCTCGATGCCTCCCGGAGCGCTCAAGAAGAGCATGGACAAGGCAAGAAAGATCGCTTACGATAACCTCGGAGAGCTTAACAGGGAAATTACCATCAAGCGTGCCGATCTGTACCGGGACGCCCGTAAGTTCGCCATCGAGCAGATCCTTAAGCTGCAGGAAGTTTTACTCGCCAATATTCAGGCGAAGCTTGAAGCGGTCAAGGCGATCGTCGCCATTTACACGGCACAGTGCGAGGCATGGAAGTCACGGCTTGAGATTCTAAAGATCGAAAAGACCATTGAAGTGGAGGTTTACAAGGGCCAGGTGCAAGGTTACGAGGCGGAGATCAAGGGTATTGTGGCAACCTTCGAGTTGGGCCAAAAAGCACGAGAGGATGAGTACCGGGCGATCCTGAATGCCATGACAGCCAACAGTGAAGTGTCTCGTCTTACCCTCTCGGAACTGGTTGAGCAGGCAAAGCTAAGAATGCAGGGCGCCACGGCAACGGCTGATGTCTACAAGAACATTGCAGCCTCAGCGATCGGGCAAACGCATCTCAGCGTTGGTTTGAGCCAGTCGTCAGCCTACAACAGGTCCTTTACTAAGTCGCAGACTGCCTCTGTGAGCGCGGATATCAAGAACAACTACAGTGAATCGAAGCAGCTCACGGACGAGTACAAAAAGAATGACAGTTACAACTACACCAGCTAAGGAGGTGAACCATGGCGGACAAAAATTTACTCGATAATGTAGGCGACATCCTTAAGGGTGGGTACGGTGTCTCGAAGGCAGGACTTGGGATAGCCGGCGCTATGGTGAAGGATGCAGTGAGAAACGCTGTCCTTGCCCCTGAAAAGGCAGCCTATGGGGTGATGAGTGCGGCCACCGGCCTTGAAGCGCCTAAGACGCCTGACCGTGGTATGCCGAATATGTCTCAGGCCGGAGCGGCCCTCTATGATCCTTCCGAGCAGATGAGACAAGGAGTCAAGAACATCCTCATTGATGCCTTCGGCTTTCGTCCTGAAGGATATGGAAGGGGCGTAGCCAAGATGCTTCCGGCGAAGGCTCCTACGACGGCAGCAGTAACGGACCCAACTGTTACCGCTACAGGACAGGTGCCAGGCTCCTCCGTGACACTCCCCACCACAGCTACCGCATCGGGGGGTAAGGGGGTGGGTGGATTCACCGGCAAAGTCCTTGGGCCGACGGGCAGCAACACGATAACCGTCTCGGGTGAGGACGGCAGCCAGCGTGTCGTTTCGGTTGGAGGGAACTACGGGGTAGAGGGCGGATCTCCCAACATGAGTCCTATCGAATACCGGAAAAGCATCGGTATGGGAGTGGACAGCATCAACCCATACGATACGCAGTTTCAGGATATGATTACGGCTGCAGCCCGGTCCATAGCTGACCGCGCGAACACGACAACCGGCAACCCAAGCCACGATCGTTGGTTGAAGGCAAGCATACCTAAGGCTCTCCAGGGCCTTGCTGCCCTTGTCGGACCCATGACTTCCCAGGGACAGTACGGCATTTCCCAGAATGTCCTGGAAGAAACCAGTCGCCACAATATGGCAGGTGAAGGAATAGAGGGCGGGAAACTGGGCGTACAGGCTGGTGCTCTTGACATAGCCCGTCAGAAACTTCCCGTAGAGATGGAGCACCTCAAAACGCAAACGGGCGAGGCTAAGGCTAAGGGTGGACTTGATGTCCTGACTAAGCTCCTACCGAAAAAATACACCTACGACGAGATGGGCCAGAAGACAGGCGAGACCCCTGATCTTTCGGGACTTGATGTCATAGCCCCTATCGTTCGTGAGCTTCAATTGACGGGTACGATGTCTGACGAATCGAGGAAGAACCTTGCAGGTCTGAGCAGACCACAGCTCACAAGCGAACAGGCCAGGGCAGAAATAAAGAGACGACAGCAGGAGGCAAAGAAGAATGGATAGCCCTTTTGCAGGCTACAGCGACGAGGAACTGCAGGCGATAGCGGAAGGGAAGTCTCTGCCCTCTCGCGGGGCGGAGGCGTACTCTGACGATGAACTGAAGGCGATCGCGGGACTGGAGCCTTCCCCTGCCAAGAGGAATCCGGTTACTGACTTAGTGAAAGGGCTCTATGAAGGCTTCGCACGGAGGATCCCGGAGCAGATCGGTCAGACCATGCAGTTTACGGGGATCGCACCAGAGGCCGGGAAGCGTCTTGCAGACTGGGCAACGGAAGGCGAATCGCAGGAAGAGAAGGGGGCTTTCAGGGAAGCCGGAGAGATGATCCCTTCCTCAGCCGGTATCCCTATGGCGCTGGCTGGCGCCGGCAAGCTCGTCAGTCTGATCCCTCATCCCTTGGCAAAAGCGGTAGGCATAGGCCTTCAGCTTCTTCCTGTTGGACTTACGCCCATGATGTTTGGTGCCTCTCAAGCGCAGCAAACCCTCGATGTGGGCAATGAAAGGCTGAAGACCCTCGAGGATCAAGCCAAGGCTGCGACAGATCCGGACCAGAAGGCCGCACTCGAAACCGAAGCAGCTACCCTTAAAGAGAACCTTAAGACGGCCCCATGGATGACAGGGGGCATTGAGGCCCTTGGTGAAACCCTTGGGACCTTGGCCTTTGAAAGGGCGTTGGGTCCTTTTGCCCCTGCCGTGCCTATCATGAAGCAGGGTGCGAAACAGATTGCGAAGGGTACCCTTGGAGCCTGGTTGAAGGAAATGGCCTTCGTTACCATGCCAACAGAACTTGGGACGGAAGTAGGCCAGGGCTTAGGTGAAGCGGCGGTCGAGAAAGAAATGGGAATACGACCAGACGCTAACCCTCTCGCGGAAGGTTTAGGCGCCATTCCTCCTACGCTGATCATGACTGCCCTTATGGGTGGGGCAGGCAAGGCCTTCTCCAACCACCACGCCAACCGGTACACGAAGACCCTCACGAGCCCGGAAGCAGATCCGAAAGCCCGCGCGGAGGCAGCCGATAACATCAGCCGGCTCATCCGGGAGAACGAGGAAAACACCAAGATTGCGGACGCATGGGATAGCTATGCCAAATCGCGCATTTCTTCGGGTCTCGACATACCACTTGATACACCCATGGATGAACTTGGTTTACGTATCGAGGGGATGGAGGAGCAACTCAAGGGTGGTCTTGGTATCGGTGATGATGTGGTTGGTGAGGACACCCGGACCAAGACAGTGATAGCCGATAGAGTGGCAGAGGAGAGAAGAAAAGCCCTTCTTGAGGAGGGGCAGAATAAACCAGAGCGTGAGCCAGCCGCCCCTCTGAACCCACTCGAAGGGGGTGAGGCTACTCTTACCCCTCAACACACACAAAGCGTGCCAGAAACAACCTCTGTGGATGATATTTTAACAGGAGAGACAGACCAGCCGAAGGCCCCTACTGTGCCGGAGCAAACAATAGAAACAGCTCCCCCTGTCTCTCCTACTATCAAAACCCCTGCCGCTTTCCTTGGTCTCCAGGAAACGCCCAACAACGGGAAGCCTCTTCCTCTCGTGGACGTGGTAATGCCCAATGGCCTCCATACACAGGCGACCTTTAACCCTGAGATACATGATCTGACCAACCCGGAGGCGTATAAGACGGCGATCGACAAAGCAGCGCACGAGGCGGCTACTTCTCCGATCAACGACCTTCCGGAGCCAACCGAAGCACAGAAAAAGGCTGGCGTCTACAAAATGGGCCACATCCAGCTTCACGGCATGGACATCAGTATAGAGAACCCCAAAGGATCAACCCGGTCAGGAACGGCTGAAAACGGCAAAGAATGGCAAACCACGATGCAGGCCCACTATGGTTACATCAAACGCACTGAGGGCAAGGACGGCGATCATGTCGATGTCTTCATTGGAGAGCATCCGGAGAGCGACCAGGTCTTTGTCGTTGACCAGGTGAACCCGAAGACCGGAAAGTTTGACGAACACAAAGTAATGCTCGGATACAACGATCTTGAAAGCGCATGGAAGGGCTATCACGACAACTACGAGAAGGGATGGACGGGCGCCAAAAACATCGAATACATGACGATGGACCAGTTCAAGACCTGGCTGAAGGAAGGGGATACGACCAAGCCGGCGAACTCGCAAAAAACAGGTCGAAATTTTCCTGAAAATTTTCCTGCCATAGTCAGAGATGACTCACGCTATGCAGACGAGAACCTCCATGACCTTATCGAAGGTGCTAAAGGCGAACAGATAGCACGATGGCGAAACATAACGGCCCTTCGAAATGCCATTACGGAAGGCAAAGGAACGGCGAAGCAGATCGCCCGGATGAAAGATGAGGTTGCTCACTTGGAACACATCTATGAGGGCACTTACGTAGAAATGAACTCTGCCGGCGCCGATGCGGAAGTAATACGAAATGAGGTTGAAACTAAAAGAACGAAGGAGGTGATTCCAAATGAAGGCAAGCAAAAAGAAGGCAAAGGAGAAACCGAAGCCTCAACCAAAGCCCAAGAGCAAGAAGTAACTCGGAAACCGAAAATCACCCTGCGCGATCGCATCGCTGCCATGTATGAGACCGTAGCCCCAGGCCGAGGGTTAGAAGACCTGTCCGCCAACCTCGACCACATTCAGAAGGCGATCGAGACGGGCGTGTTCAACGATCTGATGCACCCCATGAACAAGGCTTCGCGGAAGGTCTTCTCGAGACTGACCGGCATTCCACTTCCTAAAAGCCTCAAGGCCACAGAGGCGCTCTTCACGGGCAAGCCCTTCTCACTCAGAAAGACGGCTGAAAAACCCGCTAATAATATTAGCAAGAAAAGCAGCGCGTCTTCGCAACAACCCGCAACCATTACAAAACAAAGTGAAAGCGCCTCGATGCTTGACCTGTCCAAGAAGTCCAACACCGAGCTTGTTGCGGATATGTTCGCCATTATTAAGGAGCACCTGGGGGAACGCGGGAGCTTCAGCAACGAACTGACGGAGCCTCTTTACGAGAAGCTGAAACCCTACTTCTTGGAATTTGTGACCAGGGCGAAGGCGAAAGCGGCGGAGACTATCAAAGAGATCAGGATGTATGTCTTGGGGGCTATCGACAACATACCTGCCGGAAAGGAGAGGGACCTTTGGGAGACCGCGGCCGAGCGATACGTCAAGGAGATGGAAGGGCCAAGAAGCATCGATAACGCTGAAACCGGGGAACCATTCGAACAAGAGCTATGGAGGAGCCCCAATGTTGGCGGCAAGATTAATGAGCCCGGGGCATTCTACGCATTGACTGAGGAAGGCGCAGCCAGATACAGCAGGGGGCCTGGAATTAATGTCAGCTTGACTGACAAGATACGTCTTGAAAACCCGCTGGTGGCATATTCCAAGGAAGACGCAATCAGCGAATTGGGGGCGACGGATGAATATCGTAAACTTCCTCAGCCGACCGACCGGGATCCTGACTATTACATAGACATACTGGTCAAGGATAAGGCTGAGGCTGCAGGGTATGACGGTGTTATATACAAATCAAATAGCCAGGACGATGTAGAGGTTCAAGTCTTTAATCCTCCTAAGTTAGAAGAAGGAACTCTTCCTAAGTCATCTGTTCAAGGCAAACAGCAGCTCTCAAATGAAGCGGCAAAACCGGAAGAGGAGAAGCCGACAGAGCAGGTAAAGACCGACAATGCAGTCTTAGGCGAAAAGCTCTCGAAACTCCGCGATGAGATTGACAGGAAGGGGTCCGGCTTTGTTGATGGAATGACCTTCTCGATTCAACAGCGGGAGAACGCCAGAGGCACCGCATACGGCTACTTCTGGCAGAAAGTTGTTGACGGAGCACGGGTACAGAAGGGGCCGGGAGGGCATGACACATGGTCCAGAGACAAGGCCATTGACAAACTCATGGAAGAAGCCAGGTGGGACATCGAAGCTCACGCTAAAGAAAAGCAGATTGCACAACCCGAGAAATCTGGTACGCTTATAGAAGGAGGTAAAACGAATGAACCTTCAGCAAATGGCAGCGCAGGCCAGGGACCACTGGAAGCAGGTAAACCCGAAGGTCTATCGGAAAATGGTCAAAAGGAACGACCTGATAGCGTGCAGCGAGGCAGCGGCCAAGCTGACAATGAGCGAGATGCAGACGTTGATGAAAGCGGGACTCTCCGAACAGGAGGCCTGGCAGGAGAGCCGACACCTATTCATCTTCAGGACGGAGGAAGCCCTGGAGAAGGCCTATCAACCGGATCAGTAGACGATAACTCTGCTCCAGCCAGTGAACCACGAACCATAAAGCTATCGGGTATCAATCCCGGTAACTATCGCATCTCCGAAGAAGACGACATCGGCAGCGGAACACGAGGCCAGAAGATTGATGGAAACCTCGCCGCTATCCGTCTCGTCAAGCAGTTAGACCAGGAAAAACGATACCCCACCAAAGAAGAACAGGCCGTCCTTGCCAAGTATGTCGGATGGGGCGGACTCAAAAACGTCTTCGATACAGAAAGCACAAAACCGCAGGACCGGAAGGCCCGGGAAGAACTTGAATCTTTACTCACGAAAGAGGAGTACCTCGAGGCTTTTGTCTCCATAAGAAACGCACATTACACCAGCCCGCAAGTGGTCCAATCCATTTACAAGATCATGCGGCACTTCGGCTTCACTGGCGGAAATGTCCTTGAACCTACCTACGGCGTTGGAAACTTCATAGGGCTTATGCCTGACGACCTGACGGCATCCTCGAAGTGGTACGGCTCGGAGATGGATATCGTCACGGCAAAGATCGGGCAATACCTCTACCCCGATTCCCAACTGATCCAGAGCCCATTCCAGAGGGCCGAATTTCCTTACGGGAAGTTTGACGTTGCGATAGGTAATCCTCCTTTCGGCGATGATCGCGTTGCAGATACACGAAAGACCAGGGCAGAGATCAACCGGATGAAGATTCACAACTATGTCGTTTCGAAAAGCGGTCTGCACCTGAAGCCAGGCGGTATCATGGGCATGGTCATCACCAACCGCTTTCTGGATACGGCAGATCCTGAAGCGCGTGATTTCCTCGCCAAGCAGTTTCGATTCTTGGGCGCTATCCGCCTGCCGAATGATGCCTTTGCGAAGAACGCAGGAACGGAAGTCACAACCGATCTTGTCTTCCTTCAAAGGCTGATGCCTGATGAAAAGGCCGATCTAAAGGCTACCTGGCTGGAGACAGGTGCAACCATGACCAACCGGGACGGGGAAGAGATAACCCTCAACCGGTACTTCGCAGACAATCCGGATCTGATGTTGGGTGAGCCCTCTATGAAAGGGACCATGTACGGCGGGCATTGGAAGGAAGGAGGGAAAGGCGAGTTTACCCTCAACAAGCGAGAGGGTCAACCGGAAACCGGCGAACTGATAGACAAGATTCTGGAAACCCACTTCGCCGATCTGAAGGACGTCATGCGGGAGCGGGCGAACGACAAGCTGGACGCGGAAGCCCTTTCACTGGTTCCAAACAAAGAGGACGTTGGAATCGGTGGCTTCTTCATGGACAGTGACAGGGTTTATATGCGCGGGGATAACGACGAGTACGACAATCCGACCTATACGCAGCTTACCCCACATACTTTATGGTCGACTTCCTTAACACCCGACGAGAACGGCGGCTACACCCATGTCGCTACAAAAGATGGGAAAAAGATAACGGTCCACTATCAGAACGCCTCAGAAATCCCGGAGCGGTTGAAGCTTGGCAAGACGCGGCTATCTCGTATCAAGGGCATGTTGAAACTCAGGGTAAAGGCCTACGAGCTCGTGACTGCAGAGCGGTTTGATCTTTCGAACATCGAGGGATTACGCAAGGAGCTGAACAAACTCTATGATGGTTTCGTTGCCGAGCACGGCTTTCTAAGCGAACCCGCGAACTTCTCCTTGATGGCTGATGATGTGAAGATCGAATTCGGTCTTGAGATGGGATTCAAGAAGGAGATCACCAGGGCCCGGGCGAAGACGTTAGGTATTGAACCGGCGCCGGCCAGTGCGGAGAAGGCAACCATCCTGAAGGAAAGGATGTTCTTCCCTGAAAAAGAGATCCTCTACGCCAAAGATGCGCTTGATGGCTACAACATTTCGCTTTCTCAAAAGGGCAAACTCGACCTTGATTATGTCGCCTCGCTGACCGGTCAACCACGGGAAGAGGTTATAAAGGATCTGGCTGACCAGGGCATGATCTACCAGGACCCTGAATCGGATGAGTGGATCCAGGAAGACGAGTATCTGTCGGGCAACGTCAAAGCAAAGCACAAACTGGCAGAAGGAAAGGAGGGCTTCGAGAAGAACGCCGAGGCATTAAAGAATGTTTTCCCTCCGGACGTAGCAACCGATGGCATTTTCGCCAATCCTGGCGCCTCGTGGATACCGACCAAGGTGTATGAACAGTTCGGGGCGTTTATCGGGCTGCAAGACGCTCACGCCTCCATCTACAATACTGGTCAATTCAATATGAGGGCCGCGGGAACCATTCAGAACGAGATCAACATCGAATGGAAGAACGACTACTTTACCCTCGATCAGATATTCAACGCCGTCTCAAACAACAAGGTCCTCATCGCTTATGACGGTTCGGGGGATGATCGCGTCCAGAATAAGGAGCAGACCAAAATACTGGCCACGATCGTCAAGTCCATGAGAAGCACCTTCTTCGACTGGATATTCGCCGATGAGACACGGGCCAGGGAACTAACCAAGATCTACAACGATACACAGAACACCCACGCAGAGCGGAAGCACGCCGGGGAGCACATGAAGACCGTTGGGGCTTCGCCTGCAGTCATTCTACGAAACACGCAGAGAAACGCGGCATGGCGGATGATCCAAGCGTCTCATGTCCTGTTGGATCATTGCGTGGGCGCCGGCAAAACCTTCACGATCATTACAGGCGTCCAAGAACGGGTCCGGATGGGCTTAACCAATAAGGCTATGATCGTTGTCCCTAACCACCTTGTGGGACAGTGGGCGGCAGACTACATGAAGCTCTACCCAGGAGCCCGGATACTGGCAGCCACCAAGAAGGACTTTCAGAAGGCCAACCGTCGAAGGCTATTCGCCCGCATCGCTACAGGGAAGTATGACGCCGTGATTACAGGGCATTCTTCCTTCGGATTTATCCCTATTGAGAGGGAGACGGTAAAAAATCTGATCATGGAGGAGATAGCTCACCTTGAACGCGCCCACAACCAGGCCAAGGCTGATGGTAACAAAAGGCTTATCAGAACCCTTGCGAACCGGATCCAGAAGAAGCGCGAGAAGATAGCCGAGCTTCTCAACAAGCCCAAGGATGACGTAACCTCCTTTGAGGCCATGGGCGTTGATCACCTGGTCGTTGATGAATCCCACGAGTTTAAGAACCTCGAGTATTCCAGCGGTATGCAAAACATTACCGGCATGGGTAACCCAATGGGATCCCACAGGGCCTTTGATCTCTACTCGAAGATTCGCTGGCTTAGCTCACAGAAGGATCATGCCCTGACGTTTGCAACAGGCACGCCGATAAGCAACTCCCTTGTCGAAATGTACGCCTTGCTCCGATACATGAACCGGCAGGCTCTTATTGACCGGGGCATCGATGCGTTTGACGCTTGGGCGAACAACTACGCCAGTGTCGAAACCAGGGTTGAATACACATCCTCGCAACGGCTCAAAGAACGCACGATCATGGCGACTTTCAACAATATGCCCGAGCTACTGCAGCTCTATAAGGAATTCGCCGACACGGTAACAATGGAGGACCTGAAGCGTATTTACGCCGAGCAGATAAGAGAGCAGAACGCCAAAACAGGAGGGCATGAGAGAGAGGAATTCCCGATACCAAAGGTCAAGGACGGCGGGCGGGTACTCGATGCGGCAGATGCGACACCTAGACAGATAGAATACGTCGATTATCTGGTGGCAAGGGCCGAGCGGCTGGAAGAAGAGGGAGGGAAGAATGATCCCAGGATAGACAACCACTTGTGGCTCATGGGTGATGCCAGAAAGATGGCCCTCGACATTCGCCTGGTCGACCCGACTGCAGGCGACAGCCCGAACAATAAAGTCAATCGGGCATCAAAGCGGATCAAGGAGATCTACGACAGAACAGAAGCGGATAAGGGCGCGCAGCTCGTCTTTTGCGACCTCTCCACTCCTTCAAAGGCAGCGCGGAAGAATGCCGATGGCTTCATCAAGGCCGCATTAAAGAAAGCGCGGCTTAACGATGACGCAGCAGTAAAGGCGATCCTGTCAGCCTTAAGTTCCTATCAAGAGAAATGGGGATATATCCGGAACAGGCTTGAGGACGAAGTAGACGCGATCACCAATCATCCATTGGCCGAGACCGAACAGTATATGAAGCGGCGGGAAGAGATCGACGAATTCCTCCAGGCTACAACCGATGATGTTGTGGCGGATCTGACAACCGCAGATACCGGGTTCTCTGTTTACGATGAGATGAGATCAAAACTCGTTGACATGGGGATACCTGAAGGCGAGATCCGATTTATCCATGAGGCCAATACGGACCCGCAGAAGCAGGAGATGTTCGATCTGGTCAATGCCGGGAAGGTACGTATTCTGTTTGGCTCAAGTCAGAAGATGGGCGCCGGGATGAATGTCCAGGAACGTCTTGTTGCAGAGCACCACATGGATGCACCGTGGAGGCCTTCCGACGTTGAACAGCGCGAAGGTCGCATTATTCGTCAAGGGAACAGCCTTTATGAAAGGGATCCGGACGGTTTCGAAGTTGAGGTGATAGCCTATTCAACAAAGAATACCTTCGATGCGGTAATGTGGCAGATCCTCACACGTAAGGGCGCGATGCTCGATGACTTCAGAAGCGGGAGCCGTAGCGTTGAAGACAGCTCAACTGATTCCGCGAGCTACTCTGATTTCATGGCCGAGACAACCGGCAACCCGGCCTTCAAGAAGAAGTTCAGGCTTGAGAATGAGATAGAAATACTGGAAGCCCTCAGAAGCAAGACGCAGACTCGCCTCCGTTCGGCAAAGCAAAGTCTCGAGTACAACAAGGGAGAGAGGGAGAGGAGGCAGCAATCCGCAGAAAAGAGGGAAGGGACTGCCGAGAAATTAAATGGGCAGGCAACCTTTACCTATGGTGGTGAGGAATTCAGGGGTGATGTCGATGCCCTGATGGACGCAGAGAGGGAGTCTTTCCGCCAATACAATCTGAAGGTCAACAAGGGATATAACGATGAGATCGACGCGGCGATAGAAGCCGCATTTAAGAAGGAGAAGTTAAAAGCGCCCGAGAAGCCTGTAACGCCGGGGTATGACGTTGCCGCTAACAGTAAGGAATGGGACGACTATAAAGAGGCCAGGGTACATTATGATGCCTTTTGGGGAGGCAAGAAAGTTAAAAGAATTGTCGAAGAAGTCACGAAGGGAATAAAGAAACCTCAGAATAGGCACTTCCATGCCGAGAAGTTCGCCAAAGAAGAAAAGAGCGGTTCGGTTGCTGCCTGCCTGAAACTATTCAACGAAGTAAACGATATGAGTGCGGGAGAAAGAGCTTCCTTCCATATCGGTCCCGTCGAGATCGCTATTGAGAAAAATGAATATGGATCTACGACGAATAACAACGGTGAAGCGGAGACAAGATACGACTACGTTGTTACCGCAGACGGCTCTTTTGTCCATAGATTTACGAACCAGGGCTCATTCTACGAACACCAGGCATCATCAATAATCAATGCCGACTACATCAGCGTCAAGGTGCAGGGCAATACTGCAAATGACAAGCTTGCCGTTAGAATGATGGACGAATCCGACACGGTTTCTCGACTGACCTTGGAGAAGCTGTCATTTAAGGATGAAGACAAGCTGAAGGCCATGAAGGCGCGGTACGGGGAGGTAATAGGGGAGGTCCGCCAGGCAGAACACGAGATAGCGCTACGCCGGGCTGATACGATCAACAAATACATTGAGCGCGACAAGGGGAGATTCCCGAACGGTTACCAGCCGCGTCCCGTTCAGGAACAGGCATCTGTCGAGGCTGAAGAATCCAAATCAGAAACGTCACCGGTCTTTAAACTCTCCGACGTCTCTACTCCTTCCTTCAAGTACGCCTATCCTGAAGAGCGGAAATATTCGGCCACTTCAGTACGATTAATGATTGCTCCTGCCCGGGCGAAGCTCAGCCAATCGGTACGGATTCAGGTTGTGGAGAATCAGGACGATATTCCTATCAGCGCGGAGAGACTCAGAGAAGGGAAGATCGTAGGTGCGTATGACGGGGAAAGTGACACCGTCTATATCGTTGCACGGGCGATCGGTAAAAGAGAGGATGCGCTTTCAACCCTTGCCCACGAGCTTGTTCATCGCGGTTTGAATGGCATCTTGACCGTTGAAGAAGGAAAGGCGATCTTCCGAGACATCTTCCACGCCTACAAGGATACCGATTTGGGCAGGCAGATACTCGAGAGCTATGGAATCGATGTCTCTACCATGGAAGGGAAGTGGAGGTTCTCCCATGAGCTGATCGCACACATGGCGGAGACCGGGGAGCATGCTTCTCTCTTTAAGCGAATCGTCGGTATGATCAAGGCGGCCTTGCGAAAGATGGGGATCAGCCTTAATTACACCGACGCGGACATTGTTCATATCATCAATAAGGCACTCGCGTATGAGGGCAGGCCTGACGCGAAGCAGGGCGCCTCCTACAAGTTGGATCTCAACACTGATCGCGCAGCACATCCCGAACTCGCCTATCACGACAGCCGGCCGTTCAAGGAACGCCTCAAGGAATCTTTGGGCAATGACATTAATCTGTTTACGAAATACTTCTATAATCCCTTCTTCAAGGGCGAGAAGATTCCGGAATGGAAGCGGGCTATTGATATCTCCGAGAACAGGCGGGAGACCAGGAACGAGGCCAACCACCGCTACTTCTCGACGATCAAAGACTTCTTCTCTCTTCAAGGAGATTCCCTTCACAGGGTTGAGAAGGTCCTCATCGAGGGGGACGCAACCCTGCCATACATCCACGCTGATCTTTTAAAGGAAGCCGTGATACTCGCCAAGGGAGGGAATACAGAAGCAGCCAACCGTTTGAGGGCCAAGGCCAAGGAGATTCAAACCCTCAACCGGTACAGTGATGAGGAGTTGAGGGAAGGGCTCAAGCTTGCAAACGGAGAGACGGTAACCCTGAATCCCAAAGAGATCGAGACCTACAAAACAGTTAGGGATATGTTCGATACCATCCACGAGGATTGGTACCGCAATCAGATGAACCTCTTGCTGAAGCCCTATCGTAACCAGCCTTGGCATACACCCTTCCAAAACATCTTTGATGGCAGAGACGGTAATCCGGAGATGAAGGCTCTCTGGAAAACCTTGCAGCGTTTCACAGATGATAAGTACCGAGGGAAGAAGGAGGAGACCAAGCAGAGGAAGAGGGATGCTGACGCCGAGGGCTTAAAGAACTACATCGCAGATACCTCAGGGATCACAGATAGCGAGAAGATTGATCAGGCTTTCAAGGGCATGGTCGATGTCTTTCGGACCATCAGAACGGATGCCAACGCCATCAGGAAGGCGAGAAACCGCATGGGGCAGTGGATAGGCTACTTCCCGAGGACGAGAGGGCAGGGCAAATACTTCCTCAATGTCTACGAGGTATCCGAGAACGAGAATGGCGAAAAAACGCGAACTCTCGTTTACAATACGGCCTTCAATTCTGTCGCTGAGGGAGAGAAGAAGGAACGGGAGATCATAGCCGACTCCAGGGACCGCAACATTGAAACCGAACTTGGCAAGGTCACCAGGGAAAGCGAACAGTCCTTTGTCGGAGCAACCGATACCAACCTGCAACGTCTTCTTGATAATGCGATCGGAAGGGTGAAGTCTACGAGGGGGGTAGATCCGGACACCCTGAAGAAGATCAAGGGCACCATGACGCAGGCGATTGCAAACGAGTTGAAGAGCAGAGGATTCGGCAAGGCAGCTATTCGAAGAAAGTGGGCACTTATCCGGGGTTACGAGACGACAGGTCTGCAATCAGTCGTCAGGGACTACGTGACGGGGTTTACCGGGATGAGCACCAAACAGGAGGCCTCTTTCGATTTTCTTGATCTACTCAAGGGAGTTGATCGTAAATCTGTAAACCTCTTCGAGGATCTGTCAAAGTACAGTAAAGACATGCTCCGCAACCAGGAACCAATGGACAGAATTTCCGGAAAGGCCAGAAGCTTCGCATTCATGTGGTACCTGGGCGCCAACATTAGGCCTGTGCTCCTACAGATCACACAGAACTACGTGACGGGAATGCCCTTCCTCGCAGAGCAAATGAGGAAGTGGGGAGTTAAGGGATCGGCTGAGGCTGCTTACCACAAGGCCATGTTTGACGCGGCCAAGATCCGGATCGACCAGAAGACCGGTGAAGTACGGGGCAAGAACCTTAACTCCTGGGAGAACAAACTCATCCACGAGATGCTTGCGAAGGGTATCGCCGAAGATCAATACGTCCAGGAGATTACCGGGCAGATGAGAAATAGACTGGGCAAAGTTTACGATCGCGCCCTCAAGGTCATGTCCTATCCCTTTTCCCGGCTGGAGATCTTTAACCGAGAATCAGCAGCGCTCGCCATGTTCAGGACGGCATGGAAGCACTTTGGAGATGTCGCTGACGAGACCGAACGGTACCAAAAGGCCTTTGATGCGGCGAAAGATTACGTCTACAAGACTCATTACGCCTACGGGAAAGAGAACCTGCCAAGGATTGCATCAGGCGGAGACCTCATGAGCATCGCCGCACGGACAGGGTTGACCTTCCGGTCCTTCACACATAATTACGTTCTCTCTCTGATCAATAGTAAAGACTGGAAGACCATCGCTCATTCCCTGGCCTATGTCGCTCTGTTTGGAGGCCTCGCGGGACTCCCCTGGATTAAAGACATCTTCGATCTCATTGAGAAATGGACAGGCTATAGCCCCATGAAATCAGCAAGGGAGACAATGAGGAAGTACGGCGGAAGGACCCTTGAGACGATGGGTATGCACGGTCTTCCTGCTTTGGCCGGCGCCAACATATCCGGGTCCATGGCAATCGGGATTCCTTTCATAGGAGAGACGCCGATGGATACCGTCTATGGAGTTATGGGCGGGATGGTTCAGAAAGGCAAGATGGGCGTCGCATCCTTAGAAAGAGGCGACTATTACCGGGCGGTCGAGAACATGGGACCTGAGTTTATCGCCAATGCCATGAGGGCTCTGAGGATGTCAGAAGAGGGAAAGGCCTTGGGTCTGCCGGGCGTGGCCACCACCCAGAAGGGAAAGTCTATCTTCGATGAGGCGGGCAAGCCCTTACAGCTTTCCTCGTGGGAAGCCACCTTAAAGTCCATGGGCATCAATCCGGAAGAATATTCCGTCCAGACCGAGGCGCAGCGCGTGGTGATGGGTGTCAAGGAATACTTCCAGGACTGGCATGACGAGATTTACGAAGGGTACAGAATTGCCCGGAGCAACAAGGACCAGAAGGCCGTTGCCAAGACGCTCCGAGATCTCCACGAGTACAACCAGGCTATCAGGGACAAGGGGGTGCAATTGCTCGTACAACCAATCAAACTCTCCAACGTGGTTCATGCCTCAACAACCAGGATGACACCACAACAGAGGCGGGAAGCAGGGTATAAGAGGGAATACGTATCAGGGGCCTTATCCGGCACGTAGACATGACATAAATTGATGTTGACTTTGCATGAATAATTGTTAAAATCAAGCCTAAAGATTATAGATGGCGAGAGCACCAAAGGAGACAACATGAAATTAATAGCCTACGCTTACGTTATTTGGGTTACCTTGGCCTCAATTCCAAGTCTCTTTTAGACGAGGGAACTGCCATGGGAAACGGATTCCTCGTAGTCGATGATAAGGATTGGGCCGACGCAACGTCGGATCAACGTAGTTGGATGACATACAAAACTCTTAAGTCTCTCCATGATCGTCAGAAGGAAATGGAAACCTCCATCGAGGGCCTAAAAAGACGCCCATGGGCCGACAAAGCATGTGCAGTTCTTGGTGGTATCATCGGCGGCATACTCACGGCCGTAGGCATTAAGATAGGAGGGTAGAATTATGGCCAGCAGAAACATAGATGATCTCGTTCTGGAGCTCCAGAAGCTGTACTGGAAATTCTCTTTTGCCATGGCGAAGGTAGGCCTTACGTTCATGGTGACGTGTACCGAGCGCAGCCAAGAAGAACAGGATGAGCTTTACGCTCAGGGAAGAACCAAGCCCGGAAGGAAAGTCACGTGGACGAGGAAGTCACGACACATCCGAGGCGAGGCCTTTGACATAGCGATCGTGAAGGGCGGTAAACCCTGTTGGGATCCCAAGGTTGATGTGAACAATGACGATATTCCCGATTATGACCAGGCCGGGAAGATCGGCGAAAGCGTGGGGCTCGCCTGGGGCGGTCTGTTTGGTACTCCCGACAGACCACACTTCGAACTAAAGCGTAAGGAGGCTTAGCTATGTGGTTACTTCTGATCGGTCTTTTGATTGGCGTTGGCGGGTGTGTGTATCTCTATGTACGCAGAAGGTATGCAAAGAGGGTGCTTGAACGGGGCAGGATGGCCGCCGTATTCACTGCTTATGATGTGGCCGACAAGATCAAGGACCAGGCGGGGAGGCTGTGAAGCAAATGAACTTCTTGCGGTCAATGTTTACAGAGGGAGAGGACAATATCTCGGTCGGCTCTGTCTGCGTCTTCCTGGTTCTTGTCGTTTATGCGGTCTGCATCGGTTATGCCCAATATACGGGTAAGCCTGTTGTCGTAAGCCCTGGAGAGATGGCGGCTCTTGCGGGGGCGATCTACGCGCTCAAGAAGATCCCGCCTATCCTTAAGGGTAGCTCTAATGCAGACTAAGGTCGTCATTGCCCTTCTGATCGTGCTCTGTTGCGTCATGGGCGTTTCAATGCTGCATTCGTGGTTTAACCCGGCGTCTACTCCAAACACAACCCAGTATACAGTTGCCCCTTCTATCAAGGAGGTTGAGCGCATTAAGGTTGTGACTGTCCCGGGGCCAACCCAGATAATCACGATAGAGAAAGAGAAGGTCGTCGAGAAGCTGAAGCTCCCTGACGAGATAGCCAAGAACCCCGATAAGCAGGTTGTGGCGACCGCTACGATTGCACCTTACGAGGGCGATACCCATGCGGTTGCCGTTATGGATACGAAGACGGGCCAGGGCTCAATCCTTGTTGAACCTCAGCCTCTCTCTTTATTCGCTTTCGAGAACAGGAAGGAAATCGGAATCAGGGGAGGAATCGGAACCGAAGGAAAGCAGGGCGACCTTTACGGCCGGTATACATTTCTGAGGGTAGGGCACTTCCATGCCTCAGCCTACGGCGAGATCGCGGCCAGCGAGAAGGGGAGTGGGAACGGAAAGGCCATGATCGAACTGGGGTATAGATTCTGATTTCTTTGGCCCCGGGCACGTCTCAGGGTCCAGGCACAGCCGGCAGAAGAGATCCTTGTCTATCGCATCCCACACCCAACAGCATGGACCACACTTTTTGGGATCGCAGCTCATATTCTCCTCAGTGATAGCGCCCAAACCCATGGGTTGCCTATCACGTGCCAAGGTTTGCCGCGGTAGATGCGCGTTTCGCGGATCTCTTCCCAGGGATACGAGACGTAATGGCTGATTGTTCCATCCTCGCCTTTGACCGGCTTCGGCTTTGCGTTGATGGAGTCCCAAAGCGTTTCAAATGCCCTTCGCCCGTTCCATCCAAGAGACGGCCCGTCAGTTTCTGTTCCATATCCATCCTCGTCGGGACCGGTCCATAGTTTTTTGATTCCTTCCCGTTTTGCATCTTCTTCCGTGATCTCCTGCAACCTCTCAGCCCTTACCACTGTTATCTCAAGGGTGATTCTCGAGGCCCAACGGGGCATAAAGATGGAGGGACGCCAATGGATAGGAAAGTCAGGATCAATTTTAGCTGTTGCCCGGTACGGTAGGCCGTATCCATCTTCCAGGCCTACGATATCGCCATGAGCCGTACAGGCCTCATACTCAAAGGTGGGCATCTTTTCAGGGTTAATGCTGCCAGGTTTATGAATACCCCACGTTTCCCGCACCCACAGCCTGTCTCCCGGTTTACCGTAAGGGCACCTTATGAAGTTTCCTCCAATCTCATTACCGCATCGCCATCCATAGTCTTTGTCAAAAGTGATAGACTCACAACGCTCACTATTGGGTTGCTTCTTAATTATCCGCCTGGTCATTGTCTTTCGACTCTCAAGAATAGCTCTTACCATCTCACCCTTGAAGATCAGACTATGTTCTGACCATTCGCGAGTACCCGTCTTCTTTTTAATAGACATCTTCACCCCCCAATCTTTTGTGCAGTTGTTTGCCCGCGACGATTCCGAGAGGTAGCTGTATGACGAGCCATACCCCCAAGATCAAGAAAACTATGTGCATGAGCACCCCCTTGCGATTAATGAAATGGGGGTGTGTTTTTGGGGGAGAAGATCATTAGGCTTGTTTACGCCCGGTCTACCATTCGATCTACCAGGAATTTTCTGAAACCCGGAAACATTGGTGGGCCGTGAAGGATTTGAACCTTCGACCTCATGACTAAAGGTCAGCGCTGTGAACCCCAAAAAACACCCCTTAAGCTGCTGTAATTGTTAGGTAAAACATTAATACCACCAGAAAGGACACGCAATTGCGTGGTACACCACGCTATCTTGTTGGAATCAAAAAGCAAAATAATATCGATCAAGTTCGAAACACACTCTGATTCATGCCTCTTTATATGCAAATGTATACCAATGGCCCAGTCTACCAAACAGTCTACCAAAGAAAACGCATGGGTTTTTATGGCTTCGCTTGAGTACATGCGGCAGGGCGAAAATAATTGAGGAATCATGCCACCCATTCCTCACCGTTCCATGTTTTGCTGAACTTTGTTTTCATTACGTAAGCAAGCCAAAGTTGTTCCATAGTGTCGAAATTGTCTTGGAAGTGAATAAAGAATAGGCGGAACCCCTCAAGGCAATCGATTGTTACCTTGTCAAAGGCCATCTCCTGCAACTGGTCCTGACGGGGTAGCCAAAGGTTACGAAAGTTTCGCCAGGAAGAAGTCTGAACCCCCGTTTTCCTGGATTGAACATTGTAATAGTAGTCTCCACGCTCAAGTTCTATGCCCCCATCAAAAAAACTATGAGGCTTCATGGCTTGAATCTCCTCCGCCTTCTCGCACATCTTGATGTACTCAGAACTTATGTCCATTCGTCCCCCAATATTTCACGTAGAGTTAAAGGAGCAGGTAACCCTCCCGCTTCAATGCCTGGGATTATTATCCCCTCAAGATTAAAATCAAGAAACTCTGGGTGTATGGGCAAATCTGGTAACGTGGGCATATTGGAAGCACTTGCCATTGCTCGGGTTGCGTCAATAGCTAATCTCATCTGGTCGATCCATGTTCGAATCATATCTATTTCAAACTGTATCTTCTCTCGGCAGCCCTCTGCCCACGCTTCAAGCTGAAACTGGTATACCTCTATGTCCATGATGTCCATTACCTTTTTCTCCGCTTAATCGTCCGATAATCGTCCGATGAAATTCTCTAATCGTCCGATGGAAGATACGGCAAGAATGAGTCTCTTGCTAAGAGCAGGTCTTTCACTTTTGGCCAAGGGCCAAGTGAGACGAAAGCGTCAGAATTCAGCTTAAAGCACGTGGTACGCACGATATCGCTAATATACATTGGAGTGTACCCAAACTCCTCGGCTACAACCCTTTGGCACATGCCCCGAAGTACGCAACCGGTTATCAGCTTGTTTCTCTCTGTTTTATTCATTTACCTTTTTTCTCCTGTAGCCGCTTTACGGCACTGTTGATTGCAAGAGCCGATTCGTGCAGAATTTCTAACGGGTCAGCCTCTTTCTTCTGTGCCGCTTCTCCATTAGACAAACCTTTGTTGCCTGCATTTTCAGCGAGCAGCCCCAAAATCATGTCCCGATCCGCCTCCGAGGAACAAACGAGGATAGCATTGCCATGGTCTATCTCCCCATCTTTCAGTTTGTGAATCCCCTTTTCCCCAGGTAATCATGTTATCTCCTCCCTTTATCGAATTTGTCCATCATCCTGGTCATGTGCTCGTCGTTTATGTGTCCATAGCGGGCAGTCATACTGATAGTGCTATGTCCGAGAATGCGTGAAAGGGTAGATATATCTCCACCACGAAGTAGGAAATGCGAGGCAAAGGTATGCCGCAAGTCATGGAACCGGAAGTTGTCCGTGTGCTGCTTACCGTCCCTGGCATTCTGACGAAGGCCGGCGCGTCCACAAGCTGCGTTGAACCCGAACCCGGCATCGTCACGCATGGGCCTGTTCGGATCATCAAGAGAGGGAATCACCCACCGCGACATGACAACGCAGCGGGCCCTATAGGCCTGTAGTTCCGCTTCGAGGGTAGGGGTCAAGGGGATATGCACGGTCTTGTCGCCCTTGGTATGCGCTTTGTGAATCCAGCCGTTTACGGTGTCGATATCCCTCCATTGCAGCTTAAGACAGCCGTCTCTCCTTAGACCCGTCTCTAGTGCGATCATGACGATCATTCTAAGATATGGCGTCCTGCATTCCCTGAGGAGATCTTCAATCTCGTCTTCGCTCAGGAAACGATCCCTCCCTGCCGATTCCTTCAGCTTCTTTACATTCTCAACGGGGTTGCTTTCGAGAAGCTTGGGCTTCTGCTCCGTGGCCCAGGAGCAAAGACGTTTCAGTGAAGCAATGTCACGGTTTATGGTTGCATTCGTAACCTTTCCTTTATCAAGGCGTTCCTCGATATGTTGCTCCAGATCCTCACTGGTTATTTCGTTGAGGGTTTTCCCTCGAAAGCGTCTGTCCATATTGGCAAGGCTTAAGGCATACATATCATAGGTACCGGACGCATTATGCGTCTTTACGAAGGCAAGAAACTTCTCCTTGGCAATATCCCATCTGGTTTCCGGCACTTTATTGAGAAACCGGCCTTCTATGATCTCAAGCTTCTTTTTTGCGAGTGCTGCTTCAGCGATAGCCTTCTGAGGAGCGACCGATTTCAGGTAGGTCCTCCCTCGATGGATGAAACGATAGAACCAGTTTACCATGTATCGGAGATGAGCCCCACAGTTAGGGCAGGTGCCGGGGTCTTTTTTGGGCTGGCGATCAAACCTTCGGTAGGTGCATTTCGAGGCAAAGCACTTGGCAACCTTAAAGACCATGGGCTATTCCTCCGGTTTGTCCTCTTCTGCTTCCGGACAACCACCTTTTTCGACCAGGATCAAACTCTCCAGAATGTGAGCAGCTACTTTTGGAGAGTTGAGCGCCCTCAGCTTATTAATGATGCGTCGCTCCTGAGATGTCAATGCCGTCCCGGAAGCGCTATCCTGTACGAGTTTGTACAGGTTCTTGTCTCCTCTCCTCTTGAGGAGTGAAGTCAAGGGCCTGCATGAGGCGTACAATATGTTCATGGCGGATATTCGATTTTCCCTCGTGGAGGGCACGCCTGCATGTTTCAAAAGATAGCTCAATCTTTGAATCGCGGACAAACTCAGTGACATCCTTATAGCCCAACTCGCTCATGCGTCTAAAAAGCTTTTTGCCCCACCCATCTTCTACTACTTTTTTTGCCATGTCCCTTTCCTCCTTTGTGGTACGCATTTCAATACGCAAGTATAATCACGGGCCTATCCCGTGTCAACATAAATTATGTGCATGTGCATACACTGGTATATTTTTGTTGACATCCAGAACACACACGAGTTAGTGTACATGCAACGCAATGTTACTAATTTCACCGTTTGTGAAACAAAAAAAGGGGGGGGGTGATAAGACAATGTCGGTTGAAGAATCGTATGACATAAAAGCTGTAGCTAAGACCTTGTCGATCACTGAACGACAGGCTCGGTTGTTGTGTCAGAGAGCGAGACGGAATGATCCGGGAGGGCTTCCTTCCTGGCGACTGGGAAAGAAATGGCTGGTCAAAGAATCTGACCTGCAGGCATTTGTTGATGCCAGAAGTAAAACAGGACGAAAAACCAATAAGCAGGAGGCTTAGGAGATGGCAGCAAAGATAGTTGATAATAGCACGCAGCGACACATCGAAGATGAGCACGTACAGATAGCTATTCACTGCGAGGCTATCACGTGTAGGAGCAATGTTGAGGGTACGTGTAAGCTTTTCAACCCTATCGATGGAGACAACCTGCACTCTCTGGACGAGTTTGGGCAGTGCAAGGACTTCTTCCGGCCATAGCCTAATCCTATGGATGAGATCGCTGGCTGGCATAAAAGAGCACTATTTTTATGCGCACTGATACACACAACCATATGTATGTAAACACTTATGACTTCATTCAGAAAGGTTAAGTAAATACCGCAAAAGGAGTTGAGCTTTATGAAAAACAGACAGTATTACATCGGCGGTTCTGATGTTGCCGATGTATTTTCTATAGAACCGTACGGGTGCAAACGTAAGTTATGGTACGAGAAGACTGGTGAAAGCAAAGATTATGCCGAGGACAACTATCACCTCAGACGGGGAACGATGTTGGAGCCCTTGGCAGCCTCTCTCTACGAGGAGAGAACGGGCAGAAAGATACGGAAAAACAACGCAAAACTGATCGATGAGGAATATCCGTTTATGGCCGCCCATCTTGATCGGGAGATCCTCAAAGACGAACGAGGGGTGGGCGTTCTTGAACTAAAGTGTCCATCTGCGCACATCTTCTCTGAGGTCCAGAGGGCGGGGGCACAGGAAGCTTATATCCTACAGCTACAGCACTATCTCTATGTGCGCAAGGCACAGTGGGGCTCCTACGGTTTTTTCTCCGCGGAGCTTGCTGATATTTTCTGGTTTGACGTCGACCGCGACGATGAACTGATCCAAAAGATGATCGAGGGCGAGCTCGCTTTCTGGGAGATGGTTCAGCGTAAGGAGATCCCTGATAAGCTGGCGAGCAGCAAGGATAGGCGCTGCAAGAAATGCAGCTACGGCATCACATGCCAGGGGTTGCTGCCGGATGAGGGCGTTGATGATGCCCTCCTTACCATGATTGCGGACGAGGAATTTGACCGAATCCTCGAAGGCTATTGGCAGGCGAAGGCAATCTTTGACGATGCTGAGGAGTATTACGAGGGACTCAAGGAGAGGATCAAGGCCAAGATGGAAACCTTCGATTCAGCCTACGCGATCGTGAACAACACAAAGGTTTACTATCCGACGTTGGATGGCCGGAACACGTGGGACGGGAAGAAGCTGGAGAAGGATCACCCGGAACTGATAGAGAAGTACAGGAAGCAGGGCAAACCGTATAAGCGGTTGAGCCTCTATCACACAAAATAAAGGAGGCGTGAGACGTATGCCACTACACACAACAGCAAAACAGAAGAAGCTGAAAGCCGTTTCTTTGGCGGTAGCCAAGCGGATGAAGGGGTTCAGGGAGGAACTGGACCGGTTCGAGAAGGACATTATTGCGGGGTTCGGTGAAGAGGTATCAAAAGCGGATCGTCTTTATCATGTCGACTGGCACGATCTGTCTGAGGATGAGAAGGCGGCAATCGGCGAGAAGCTTCTCAACAGGGTTGTCAACTACATCTTCACGAAGGGCGTCCCCTGGGTCGTTGAAACAATGGACCAGGGTCTTTGCTCTGACATAACTCGGCCAGGCAACGGCTTGAACCTCTCTGTGAATGTGACCATCCTGGGCGAGGATATCAAAATACTCCTAATAGAACTGGAGCGCTCAAAAGAAGAGAAGGAGGCATAACTTATGGCAGATCCAAAATCAGCAACACCGGCAACAACGGGAAAACCGGGCAGTAATCTTCCGGTCTCAGCGCAGCGCTTTAACACGGTCAAGAGCCTCGTGGAAAAAAACAAGGCGGCTCTTCTCATGGCCCTTCCAAAGCATATCGACCCTGACCGATTCGCTCGGGTGTTCTACACGACCATCCTGAAGACGCCAAAGCTCCTTGAATGCGAGCCGCGGAGTCTGGTCAGCGCCCTCATCCAGTGCGGAGAGTTGGGCCTGGAGACCAATCCCTTTCTTGGGCTTGTGTATTTATTGCCCTTCTGGAATGGGAAGACCAAACAGCTTGAGGTCCAACTCATTCCGGGATACAGGGGCTATGTCTCTCTTGCTATGAGATCGGGGCAGGTAGTTGACGTTACCGCACACGTGATCTACGAGAATGAGCCCTGCGAGATCCTCTACGGGAACGACGAGAGGATTAACCATACACCTCTGCCTCCGGACAAGAGGGGTGATAAAAAAATAGGCGCCTATGTCAGGACTAAGCTTCGGGATGGCACAGTGAAAACCACGTTTATGTGGACCGACGATATTCTGAAGAGGCGCGAGGTATCCCAAGGGGCATGGCTAAAGGAGTACAATCAGGTAAGCAAGAAGTTCGAGAACAAGCTCGACAAGGACGGCAAGAAGATCCTTGATCCGAAATCGTCATGGTGCATGTGGGAAGATGAACAATTCGAGAAGACGGCTATCCGGCATCAGGCGAGGCTGCTCCCATTGTCTCCTGAATATTCAAGGATTCAGGCTTTGGATGTAGCGGTTGAAAGCAACCAGAGCCAGAGGCAGCCTATCGACTTTGATGATGTATCAGACATTATCGACGTTACGGAGCAATCCGCATTGTCCCCTGAGGCAGCCGCCGAAGAAGTGACCCATGATAGGACTGAAGCGCTGAAGGAGCGCCTTGATGCTGCCAACAAATCCACACAAGTTGTGTGATACAAAACCTAAGCGTGAGGAGGAATAGAAAGAATGCACAGGAAAGACGCGGAAAACCAGCAAAGCGTAGTACCGATTCACCGCGAGGAAATCCTCAAACTGTGGTACAGCATCGACCAGCCCAAAGAACAGATCGCCGCCTTTGTGGCGTGGCTGATCAATAGCGATTTCTTCAAGGCGCCGTGCAGCACGGAGTTTCATTTGTGCCGGCCGGGGGGGTTGGCCGAGCATTCCCTGAATGTCTACCGGCTTCTGAAGGAGAAGGTAGATAGATACTATCTTGGGTGTACGTCTGAGAACCCGGTGACAGCATCTAACATCATCGTGTTGGGCCTTGGCCATGACCTTTGTAAGGTGCACTTCTATGTCCCTGGGTACCGGAACGTCAAAAACGATGTGACCGGGCAATGGGAGAGGAAGAGCGTGTTTAAGGTGGAAGATCAGTTCCCCATGGGCCATGGCGAGAAGTCCGTCTCGATTCTTCAAGACTACTTCCAGCTTTCAGAAATAGAGAAGCTGGCTATCCGCTGGCACATGGGGCCTTGGACCGGGGGTGTCGTTGAGGACTATGCGACCAGGGAAGCCTATCGTGCAGGTATCAAGAGACACCCTCTCGTAACCCTTCTTTCCACCGCGGACATTGAAGCATCGCAGATCCTGGAGGCAGACTGATGACGACCGAACAGAGATGGATTAAGAGAAAAGAGCTTGTGGACAAGATAAAGGAGACGCAGGAGTGCCTGGAGAAGACGAGGCGGGCGCAGAACGTGCCATGGGATCATGACCGGGTTCATATCCACGATTCACGCCGGGGCGTCAAGATCTTTCTAACTGAGACAGGTACGGCCCTCCTTTATACGCTCGTCATTGCCGAGACTGAGAAGAAGCTGAGGCTCTTAGATGAGGAATTCGCAACGCTGTAGGTCTCGCACCACAAGGAGGAAAGGGACACATGGGCGCAAATCCGCTGTACTTGAAGTTCAAGGCGTTCGCCAAATTCTATATGGAGCAGGCTGGTGCATCCGGCATCAGCCTGACGGACATTCGGAACACCACAAGACAAGACATCTACGGCCCCATCGAAACAGCCATTGTGCGGGCAGAGGAGGCCTACCGCAAGGATGACGCGCGAGGGGTGGATATAAACCTTGAGGCTGCAAAAAAAGCGTACCTCAGGGGCATACTGGGAGTGCAAAAGCTTCAGCAACATTTAGGAGGTTAACTACGCACATGAAGAGGAGGTCAAAAGACCTATGGCTAAAGGTAAACAACGCGTTTTGTACACGAGTTTCTGGGAGGATGAATATGTGGAGGAGGAGTTGAGAGAGCCCGATGAGAAGTTGCTCTACGCCTATCTCATGCTTAACCCCTACCACGAGATTTCAGGGCTCTATCAAATCTCAATCAAGAAAATCGCCAAACACACCGAGATGGAAACAACAAGAGTGGAGGAGATCCTCAAACGTCTCGAAGCCGACGAGAAGATCTGCTATGACGGGAGGGAAATACTTCTGTTGAACTATCTGAAGATCAACTGGAACGGGAGCGAAAAGAACCAGAAGCGGGTGAGGGACGATCTGAAGCTCATCCACAATAAGGCATACGTGAAGGAGTGGTTCGCCCTGGCAGCCCAGTACGACTGCAACCCGATCTTCACGTTTTCTGACGTGTGCAAGGCGCCAGGGAAGGAAGAAGGGACCAAGCGGGAGCCCGAACCCGCAAAGGAAACACCAATCAAAGACAAGCTGCCTCTTCCGCTTGCCCCAACGAAAGGGGAGAAAACGACTTCACCTTCAAAACGGGAGGCGAAAACCCAGACCGACGTCGAGGGGGAAGTTGAAGCCTTAGTCGGCCACTTCAAGGCCACAATGAGAGAGGTGGTCAACATCGATGCTCAAGTTTGCAGATCCGACGAGACGATCACCTCTGAACTGCTCAAGAAATATCCCGTCGATACATTGAAAAACCTGATCGAATTCTGCGTTGACCTTAGCCAGGAAAAGAACCTGGCGCAGACGCTGGGTGCATTCATGAAACCGTACTTCATCAACCAGTACACGAAAGCGTGGGATCAGAGAAAGGGAACCTTTGTTGACCCTCCCGAGCAACCCTACAACACCAAGTGGTGGAGGTAAGGCGTGTTAGACGGGCAGCAAAAGAAGGGAACAACGAAACCGCCAAACCCCGTCGAAGAAGCCCTTAAGCTCCTGGAATACACAGGAGAAGACAGAGTCGTATCAGCTCAGGAAATCTGGGACGAGGCAGCAAAAAAGGGGCGTAAGCCCGCTCTTGCAGCGACCGGGTTTGAGGAGATGGATAAGGCGCTCAAGGGTGGATTTTACGAAGGACAGCTTATTATCGTGTCCGGCAATACGGGAGAAGGGAAGACTACTCTGCTGCGCACATTCACGAATACGATTGTTGAGCAGGGGGTGACTCCGCTCTGGTTTAGTTATGAAGAGATCGAAGAGGATTTTTTAGAGGGGTTTCCTAGAGAGATCTTGCCGTTGTTCTTCATGCCGAAGGTGCTGGCGCGTAAAAGCATCGACTGGATACAGACCAGGATCAAGGAGGCAAAGCTCAAGCATGACGCGAGGGCCGTCTTTGTCGACCACCTCCATTATCTGATCGATCTCTACAAAATGAGAAATGCCTCGATAGAAATAGGGGCAATCGCGAGGGACCTGAAACTGGTAGCAAAAGAGAACAAGATCGCGTTGTTTCTCATTGCCCATATCCTGAAGGTAGAGAAGACGCGGGAGTTGCAGGGGGGTGATATTAGGGATTCAGGTCTGATCGAGACTGAGGCGGATACCGTTATTTACGTATGGCGCGACCATAACAAGGAAAATACCGGTCTCGCAAAAATCACCAAGAACAGGAAAGGAGGGAAGGTTAACGTCAAGATCCCGATGTCGTTCAATGAAGCAACGGGATTATTTGAACCATACACGAGACAATGGATAGAGCAGGAGGTTAATAATGATAAGCGCAAATACGATTTCAACAAAAGACGATAGGCTCTACGAAACCTGGGATCTCTATGTTGCTGCCTACCACTCACTGCAAGGGGCGGAAGTGACCTGCCGTATGATGGGCCGCAAGGCTTTGTTCTCGATCATGAAATCTCCTGATTTCGCTATTTCGCACGGGCTGTACATGAATAACGGGGAAGTCCCGGCAATGGATTACGCCCAAAAAATCAAGATGCTCCGTGTCCGAATGAACCAAACCCGGTTTGAAGGCCGGGATATAGGAGGAAAGTAATGTCCGAATATACACGCCAGTTGGGTGCGCAACAACCTATGAGCGCAGAGGAGAGGAAGGTTAGTGAGGTGGTGACCGACTTCGTCAATCAGCCGGACCTGCTTGATCAGGCCGTAGCTGATTTGATGTCCAGGGCTATTGACGAGGTACTGAATGAACTGGGGGTCTCCCTTGGCGATGTCGAGGAGACACAGCGACAGATGGAGGAGCGGGAGATTCAAATCACGGAGATGGAATGTAAGCCCTCTCCACAACTGAACGGCTACTACATCTATCAGGCGTTGAAACCCATGGCCTTTATCTCCTGGCCGTTCCTGAACCGGGAAGGGAAGCTGATGACCAGGATCATCAGGTTTGACCGGACAGACAGGGTGGATGAGGCGATTGGAAACAATATCATAAAACCATAGATAAAGGAGGACGTTATGGAACCTTTGATAGCTAAACCATTAAGAAAGACAGTATCTCAGAGA